TGACTAACTGATCCATATCGTTAGCGTCGCAATCAGCAGCAAACTTATCGTGATCAAATCCTTTGTGCATTGATCCCTTACGCCCATAGAGGTTGTCCTTAATATCGTAAGGAGGATCGAGATACATAAAAGCACCTTTGTTTCCATCCATCAGATAATCATAGGAATAATTAGTTATAACCCAATTTTTAATCAACGCAGAATACGAAGGCAGTTTTTCAATCCCGCGCAAACTGAAGTTGTTATTGGAAGCTTGTTCTGAAAATGATGAACTCTCTGTGAGACCACTAAAACTACACTTATTGACAACGTAGAAAGCCACAGCACGATCAATGCTAGGCAAACTTTGGTCATTGACTTGCTCCTTTGCTTTAAGAAAAAGTTCCTTTGCTAATTCTGGAGTATTATTTGCTGCCTTAAGGTCTACCAATTTATCTTTAAGGTCATTTCCAAACATCTGGAGTTGTTGCCAGAAGTTTACAAGAGGTTCGTACAAATCATTCACCCAAATATCTAGGTTGGGATATTTTTTTGTGATATAAATCGCAACACTTCCACCACCAAGAAATGGTTCACGGAACTCGTCATAGTTGCGAAGATCTGGAAAATAAGGTCCCATCTTTTCACAAGCACGGGACTTACCACCAGGGTAACGTAACGGAGTCTTAAGTGCTTTCATCAGAGAATCTCCTGAAGATTTTCAAGAATCTGTGCAGATGTAATTTTCTTTTCTGCTGGTTTTACATTTGAAGCAAGGATAGTAAAGTCTCCAGGAAGGAACTTAACTTTAGCAGTGGGTGATTTAGGAGTATAGTAAATACGCTTCTCTACAGTGTCCCAATCAGTGATACCGATTGCCATGGAACTAGTATCAACTAGGAGCATATAGTCAAAAGTCTTCTCAATCACTTTATTGTCGCCCTGGAAATTCTTAAGAACGATTGATGAGGTAGACCCATTCTTGTTAAACATCTTGAGTTTACCCTTCATCTCATAGTTGATTTTATCCTCAGAGACAAAATCAACTCCATCTTTGAAGTCTCCAACATACTCAAGTTGACCATCACTCCACTTGGCAAAGGACTTCTCCTGCAACCAAGTGCGAATAGTTTTGAATGCATTAGACTTCATCTCTTTAGTATTGGTAGCATTCACGCAACCAAAGAACTCTTCAAGGTTAATACGTTCAATGTTAATCATAATAAAAAATAAAAATCAAAGAGACAATTGTTTATTTGGTGTAATAATTGGACTAAAAATTTGAGTATACTGCTCAACCATTTGAGGTTGAGTCTCTGAGATGTATACTACAAAATTTTTGTTCAGTGTCAACTCTTTTACATCTTTACTCAAAAGAGGAGACCAAGGTGCAAACCCAAGTTCACCTCGTCCAGAAGGAACTGCAACAATAGCATTACTGATTACCAAAGTATTATCAGATTCGCTAATCAAATCCGCAATAACATCTTCACCAGTATTCATACGAATAAGTTTTACATTCATTTTACACAACTCACACTAATTTGAATAGATTTAAAAGCATTTGCCATTTCTCGATACCCAAGACCAATATACACTTGACCAACAACTACAGCAACTGCCATAGATCCCCAAAAAATATAATACCATCTGGACTTAAGTTGATGTCTAATCATTTGAATTCACACTCCACCATAATTTCTGTAAGGGCAGCAAGAAGATTTATTTCTTGGTCAGCCACGAACGCACATTGGTATTGATACTTAGCAAGAATAAGAACGGCAGCAGGGATAGATTGGGGTGAAAGACAATCAGAAGTGGAGTCATAAATCCTGCGAAGTAGACTAGAAGCATCGTTGTCCAAGTTCCCGACCACCCACTTTCGGACTTCATTAAAGTTCTTAGACTTGAGGTTTTTAATAAGTTCATTTACATTACCATCACTAAAAGTTGCAAGAATTCCAGAATCAATTTTACCACTAACAGAATAACGTTGACACTCATTTAAAACACGTCTCCAATCTGGAAAGTGTTTGTTAATTAATTCAATCAGAACCTTTTGTTCATACTCAATAGATTCTTTTTGAAGAATGTCTTGAATGCGAGTGTAAAATGCAGCAGCAAGTTTTGGTTTTTCTTTTGATTTGATTCCAAACTCAACAACGGCACATCTGGAGTGAAGTGGTTCAATAATTTTATTTTTGAAGTTGCAAGTGAAGATGAATCTGCAGTTGCTACTAAACTCCTCAGTAAACGCCCGTAGAAGGAGTTGTACGTCGTTTGTCGTGTTGTCTGCCTCATCAATGATGATGACTTTGTGTTTAGCAGTTGACGAAAGTGAGACGGTCGAAGCGAAGTTCTTCGCATTGTTTCGGACAGTATCGAGGAATCTACCTTCGTCGGATCCATTGATGACATAGACATCTACTCCAAGTTCATTGCATAGTGCTTTAGCAACTGTGGTCTTACCACAACCAGCAGGACCAGCAAGAAGCAAATTTGGCACTTCACCCTTATTTAGAAAATCAGTAAAGGTTTTCTAGGTTTTCGTTCTGGCATACGAAGATAATTAGATGCAACCCAAGGTTTGGATGCGATATACATCTTGTAAGCAGTAAAAGTGTCAATGCTTGTGTCAAGTTTATACTCATCTGGCATAGCACGGGCAAATGGTGTTACTTCTGTAATCTTCCCCTTAGGAAATAGATAATATGCTTGAAGCAGTGTATTATAACATGAATGTTGTTTGCCATATCTAAGTTGGTACTCATCGGAAAGATTCATACCATGTTTAATTAACCAATACGCATTATGAATATTATCTAATGCCCATTTAGTGCATGGGTGATTACGGAATGCTCCTTTTTCAGTCTTATAAGGAGTATTATCAGACTTGTAAAGATGTCCATACCCATGACCCCATTTGTCAGATGCAACAATAGAAAGCATTTGGCAGCACTCTAAAGGCATCTTAACAATATGTTTGTCTGGGAGACAAACAGCACTTTCAGCAGGCCAAGGAGAAGTTACAAAAATGTTCATCCAAATGTTGAATCAGGTTCCAGAGCAATATAATACTTGAGATCGTAGTCCTTACTGTCAAATCGTGACAAAAGTTTACTAGAGATCGTAACCTGATATGTTCCACTAATAATCTTAATGTTTTCAACTTTAAAATTAAAGCAGAACGTAAGATCAGTTTCTCCCACAATGACTTGATAATCGTGAGAAGTATCGTTCTTTTTATCTCTGACAACCAGTTTAACAACCCCAGCATCACCAATAACAGACAAATCTGGAAGTTGAAAAATATTTGCCGCTTTGATCAAACGAGTAAGTTGATCTGCAGTGATATTGAACGTAATATCATCAGAGGGCAATTGTAATTCTTTCTCGGGAGGAGTAACAATTACATTTGGATCAGCAAAAAAGTAATTTGACCTAGTTTTACCTTCTTTGATAATTACATAACTATCATTAGTAAAGTCAAGAGCAGGATCTTTATGTAGATCAAGTCCATTCAAAAATTGATTTAAATCATAAATCCCAAAATCTTTTGGGAAGTCTTCTGTAATATCAGCTTCTGCAAGAATATTCTTCATCACACTAATAGTGCGAAGTTTGTTTCCCTTTTTAAACAGAATAGACTGATTAATGTTAGAAAAATTTTTGAGAAGGTTTAGAGTTTTATCAGAAAGTTTCATAGGTGCCCTTATTTTCATTATGAAGTCCAGCAAAGTAATAAAGAAGAATACAGTAGTGGATTGCTTTTAAAATATCCATTTTAGACTTACCATTCTTTTTACCAAATCTAGAGAGGTACTTAATGGCATTAGACCTGGTAAATGGTTCTGCATCACCAATACTCTGAATAAGATCTAAAGTTTGAGTTTTAGATTCTTCCGAAGTGTAGTGAGAATGATATGTGCTGGCGAGATAATCTTCAATTACTTTGAGAGTCTCGTCTTCTTTAAATTTCCAAAAATGGTTTTTATTACTCATTGGCAGTTTGTATTCAAAATTGTTATTAAGTAGATCATCGGAAGATCCACCATAAACTCTACTTCCAGTAATAACATCATTACCAAAAGAGATGGTGTCAGAAGATCCTGGGGAGTAGTATGGATTTCCTACAAGACTAATTCCATCTTCATCCCAAAAATCTTGGTTTGGTGCTGCAGTAGACGTAGGAATGTTTAGTTGTAGCATTCCATCTTCATACCTGCTTTCAAAATTTTCACTAGGCATAATAATTCAAAACATAAAGAACAAAAAATGGGAGGCACAATTACCTCCCCCAATTATATCAGAACGGAGCGTCCTGAGCAACTTCTTGAGAAGGCATCACAAAGTCGGCATCCACTTTATCATAGAGTTCCAAGAACGATTGCTTGGTCTCATCATCAAAGCGATTCACACACACTTGGATTGCCTTTGCTTTGTCTTGGAAGATGCTATAGGCACGGATGATATGAACCAGACGACGGGTGCTGATAATTTCATCAATACCACCATCGTAAAAGGTCTTACGAATAATATCTGCCCAGTCAACCAGACGCTTACAGAAGTCACGGTCTTCCACACCAAGATCCAGAGCGATGCCTTCCAGAATCTTCTGCTCAGTTGCAGGAGCAGGATAGGACTGCTCAAAGGTCACAGGGAACCGCTCCAGGAATGCTTCATTGAGAACATTGGTGCCGATGAAGCGACCATCATCACTACCCTTACCTTTGGTATTAGCAGTGGCAACAACGTTAAACCCATCAGCAGGTTTTACAAAGCGACCAATTTTTTTAAGAAAAACACCTTTACCTTCTAACACGGATTGTAGACAAAGGATTTTGTTGGAGGCAAGGTCAATCTCGTCAAGGAGCAGGATCGCTCCACGCTCAAGGGCTTCAATAACTGGACCGTTATGCCACACAGTAGCACCATCAACAAGGCGGAATCCACCAATAAGATCGTCTTCATCAGTCTCAATCGTAATGTTTACACGAATCAGTTCACGCCCCAGTTGAGCACACGCTTGCTCCACACTGAACGTTTTACCGTTACCCGACAGACCCGTAATGAACGTAGGATAAAAGATATGGGACTGAATAATTTTTTTAATATCGTTAAAGTTACCAAACTTGACGAAGGTATCATCTTTATCGGGAATAAGATTTTGCTCGACAGAAGGAAGAACAGAAGGAGCACTAAAAGAACGCTCAATTTCTTCAACACGTTCTTGAGTCACTTCCAAGTTCCAACGACCACGAGAAGTTTTAAATTGTTCAAGGCGGCGAGTTACAGTTTGGTAATTCAAACCCTTAGAAGCACAAAACCCCCTGAGATCTCCAGAAGTAATTTCAGAACCATACAATTCTTGAATGCTTGCAAAAAGTGCTTTGTCGTTCACAGATGATTTACGAGGCATAATGTAGTTAGGTGGGTTGTTTGAACAAAGTAATTATAGTGGCAATTTGGGGAATCTCATGTCCATAGTGGACAGGTCTAGGATTGTCCACCCAATTCTTCAAAATATTTTTTTGAGGCAATCTTGATTGTATATCCTGGATAATATTTATTTCTCCATCCACCTAGTCCCATTGCAGTGATTGCACTGTCACATTGGACCCACACTTCTTTGGTTTCTTCATTAATAAAATGTTTAAGGTTCATTGCACAATAAGATCCATGAATTGATTGAGAACTTTTTTATTCATTTTTTTAGACTTAAGACTCTTAACAAATGCAGATTTAATTTGAGATTTAGTTGCAGATTCCTGCACATCAAATTGAGTCTCTAAAGAAAGTGCATTTGCAGAGAGTCCAAAATATGTGTTGTATGCACTTTTCTTGATGCTAATAGTTCTTTCTTTTTTCCAGATGCTTGTAATTTTATCATACTCTTCACCATACCATCCATAATAACGACGGATAAAGTTACCAGCATCTCTAGATTCTAAAAGACGAATTCCAATCAAATTAATTTCAGGAAAACTATCTTTAAGATCTTGCAAAAATACTTCTGTAATCAAAGCATAATCATTGGAGAACTTATATGTGTGACCAGTTTTTCTGTTGCGGAGAATTGCATTTCCAGCAAACCCAGCAGTTCCAATATAAGGGTCTTGTTCCCAATGACGTTTTACTTCACGATGATACTTAATACCACAAGCTTCACCATCAGTCAAAATTACGCATTGAACTTTTTGGATATTGTTGTCCTTTTTAAATTTTGGAAGAATTTCATGGAGAGAAATAACTGCTTCATTCAAAGGTGTTCCAGAAAGTGATAGTCCAGGAGGAGTGGGATAAGAAGAATAACTGTATCGACAATAAGAATCTGCCAACCGAAAGATATTTTTCATTTGATTTTCAAGAGTCTTACTATTAACTTTATGTGTAAGCAAATTCATCATGGAAAACCATTCACCAACTTGAACTAGTCCATCTTTTTTCTGATAAGAAAGTTGGCGAAGATTTGCCTTACCATCTTCATAAGAAACAAGAGGATAATCTTGAGTAAACGCATAAACTTCAAAAGGAATGCCAGTTTTTTTGCAGAACCAAATGAGATTAAAAAGTTGTTTGACAGTATCCAACATAACGTCACCCATTGAACCAGACCAATCCAGAACAAACACCAAACCATGGTTTTTACCATCAGCAAGAGTGGTGACTTTCTTAAAGAGATCCTCGTTGTATTTGTAAGTATGAAGTTTGGAGCAGTCCAGAACACCAGTACGGGCAGTCGAAGCACGGGCATAGGAGTCTGCTGCCTTGCGGCACTCAAACTCTTTTACCAGATAGTTGACTTCCTTTTGAGCAGATTTTTTAAATTCAAAATATTTTTTATCAACAACACCAAAAAGTTGGTCATGAGTATACCCACAATTATTTTGAAATTCATTCCAAGTCAATTCACACTTTGAATGAATTTCACTATTCGGAACAATAATTTGTTTGAGATTAAGTTTTGGAAGTTCAAGATATACACTTTCTGTTGCAAAATGATCTACAAGATCCTTCAAGGATTCTTCCAAAGACTCCATCGTTTTTACTTCTGGTTCTTCATTAGTTTCTCCCCCAGTTTGTTCCTTAGTTTGTTGAGTAGGTTGTTGAGTAGGTTGTTGTGTAGTTTCTGAAGTCCCACCATAAGAATCCGTCTCACCAGGTTGCTCCTGATCATTCTCACCTTCCTGTTGACCATTGAATTCAGATGCAGGTTGTTGACTTGCACCGCTTTGTTGAGACTCAAGATTATCCAAAGAAATTTTAATTTCTTCTTCTTGTTTATGTTTGCAATACTTATAGAGTGCTTCTGCAGCAATCAAAACATCAGCAAAGGTTTCCGTATCAGCAATCAGATTAATAATATCCATTTCTTCACCACGCTCAATCGGCACTTGCGTGTAATTACCAATCTTGAACCACAAATTTGCACGGTCGGCAAGGTTATAAGTTTCCAGATTGTCATCACCAACCTGGAAGAAATCATCATCAGCAAGCTCCTTGTAACCGTTATAAAACGTCTTAGCAAGACCAGCATAACGACGCTTCATCAGTTTCTCAATGCGAGCATCCTCAACAACATTCACAAACTGTGGTGGAATTTTGTGTTCCTTCAACCAATCCTCATCAGGCGTATAGAGAGCGTGTCCGACCTCGTGCCCCACCAGAAGGTCATACACAGTGTTGCTTGCCTTCTCCCACATCGGCAGGGTTAGCACACGGGTATGAACGTTGAAGCAGGCAGTCTCCACCTTCTTGTGCTCAACCACAAGGTCTTCGGTGGCAAGAAGTTTAGCAAGTTGGGACTTGATTTCGTGGCGAACAGACATTGGTGTTTTTGTTTGAACTGAAGTCATTATACGAAGAAGGGTCGCCTTGTGGACGACCCATGTGACGCTTTTTAAATTGGGCAAGTCTTGCTTTTGCTTGCCTCAGTGCTTGCGGTTTAAGTTTTCGTTTTTGTTCCTTTTTAGAGTGATGTTGCCAATTTGGGGTGTTCATTGATCGTATCCAGAACGTTAATGGTTGGGAACCATCCAATACTAGTTAGGATTGTAGTATCTGCCACATTGTCTTGTCTCTCCCCTGGGGTCAGTTCTCTAACTGGCAGGTGCCCCATCCCCATTTTTTCTGCAAGATCTTTAACATAAACAGATTTACCAGACCCAACTGGAACTGGACCACAAATAGAACTACTGGCAAGATAACGAATTGCTCGACAAACATCTTTAACATGAATCCAATCTCTTTTATGATTGGTAACATAGGTTGCAGTTTTGTCTTCAAGCATTCTATACATCATATCTGAACGACTGTCTGGACCATAAACTGTAGTAAATCGCATTCCAACAGAATTTGGTGGTGCCATTTGTTCATTAATCCATTTTGTCATGGCATAAGGATTTTCCCAGTAATCTTCTTCTACTGCACTTGAAGAAGCATATAAAAGTCTAGTATTTGTTTCTCTACACCAGTCAAAAAGTTTTTTAGATTTTACTACATTATTCTCATAAAACTTTTGTGGATTTTCTAGACTCTCCCTGATATTTGCAAAAGCCGCAAGATGAATAACTAAATCATAATTATCTTCAACAAAATTAGCAATATCATATGGAAAATCCATTCCAACGACTAAATGATTGTGAGTAGTTTGCCAATCAGCAAACACATTCTTACCAATAAATCCTCTATGTCCAGTGATTAAAACGTTCATGATGCCAACTTACTAAATCCTTTAATTTTTTCAAACTTCAAAACTTCAGCAAACTTATCTTTCATTCCTTCCTTATGAGATATTACAAAAGTATTTGCGTCTTTAATGACATATCTAATTATTTTCATAAATTCATCAGTACCAAAAGTATCCAATGAAGAATCAAAAGTTTCATCAAAGATAATTAGATTACAATTTAAAGAATTTTTAATTTTTGCAACCTCTCTCCATGTAAATAACAACGCCAAATCAATTCTCATTCTTTCACCTTCACTAAAAGAAGTATATGAGAATTCGTCATGAATTGGTGATTCAATAGATTCGGTAAACTCCTCATCTAATTTGAAGTTTATAAAAAACTCCATCATTTGCAAATACTTATTTACCTGACTGTTAATTACTGGTAAATATTTTTTAATAATTTGGGTCTTCACTCCACCATCTTTGAGTAAATCAGATACAAAATTATAATTAATTAAAAGATCTTTTTTAGAATCTACTTCGTTGCAAAGTTCTGTGTAGTTATCCTCAAGTTCTTTTAACTTCTCATGTTCAGTATTTCTGTTTTTAAGTTGATCGGTAATAGTTTGAATTTCTTGTTCAAGACCTCGGATTTGTCTTTGGTATCCAGAGATCTTAGTATTGATTTGAGAAATTTCATGTGTTAGGTCTGTTACCTCTTTAGATAGTGAAGTAAAATGACGCTCTCGCTCTTCCTCCTCTTTAATTGCCTGCTCCAATTCCTGGTATCCAGATTGCAACTCTTTTGCTCTATTTTGAGCGTCATCAATTCTATTTATTCTGAACTGCTCTTCAATAGACTGTGTGCAAGTAGGACATACCGTATTATTAGAAAAGAACTTATGATCTTCAATAACACTTGTTATTTTTTGCGATAACTTACCTTTTAAATTACCAAGTTTACGAAGTTTATCTGTTGCGCCAGAGAAATTGGATAATTCATTTTGTTTTTTAACTAAATTATCTTCAAGCACCAAAGATTCTGACAACAATTTATCATTCTCTTGTGAGATGTTATCTATCGAACTAGTTTTAAATTCTATATCTTTTTTACCAATACTTTGAATCTGTTCAATAAAATCTTGTTGCATCTTTAATTTATCTTGAACCGATTCTTTTTTATATTCTAAATTTCGGATCTCATCTCTACACACTTTTACCCTATCTTTCAATACAGTATTCATTGAAGAAAAGATTTTAATATCCAATAAATCCTCAATAACTTCTCTCCTATTTGCTGCAGACAATTGCATAAAAGGAACAAAATTACTACTACCCAAAATTACAATCTGAGTAAAAGACTTATAGTTCATTTTTAAAACTACATTTTCTAACCAGTGCTGTTGATCTTTAGTTGCAGCATCTTGGTTCAATAACTCTCCATTTTTATAAATTTCAAAAACAGATGGTTTTAATCCTCTTCTAATTTTCCAATTTATAGACCCAATTTTGAATTCAATTTCAACCATACAATCTTTTTCGTTGATTGAATTTATTAATTGTGGTTTATTGACTCCTCTAAAAGATTTACCAAATAAAGAAAATGTCAACGCATCTAGCATTGTACTTTTGCCAGATCCATTATTACCAATTACGAGAGTAGTTGGTGAGTTTGTAAAATTTATTTCTGTAAACTGATTACCTGTGCTTAAGAAATTTTTATAACGAAGTTTGTCAAATAATATCATTTTGATCTGGGGGAACTACAATGTCATTTGCGGTAATAATTGCATACTCGTATTGATTAACTTTACAAGTACTAAGTATCAAATCATCATCTACTTCTACCACAGAAAGTGAGGGATAATCTTCTTCTTCTAACATCATGGCAAATCTTACAGCATCATCTTCTTCTTCAAATAGATAGAGAATTTGTTCTCCTCGTTGATTGGTTACAGAATAAGCTCCTTGCTCTTCTCTACCTTCTAAAGTAAGAATGTACATGTTAGACTACTTCACATGCTTGTTTGTAAATTTGCGATATAAGTTTTTTAATCGACGATTTATTTATCGTATTATCAAAATCATCAACGTATCTAGTTAGAATGGAAACTGTATCTTCAGATTCTAAATCATAATCATCATTAATTATACTTTGGTCTGCAAAAGTTTCAACTATTTTTAATTCTGCAATATTAACAGAATATAGTTTATCTACAAATTTTTCAAATTTTTTTTCGTTTGTTTTTTTCTTAACTACCAATTTAACAATTTTGTTTTCATAACTTCTCACATCAAATGTTTGATAGTTATCATCCTCATAGTTAATTACCTCATGCATAGTATATGGATTATTAACTGGTTCTAACGAAAGAGTTTGGGTGTCAAAGATATGGAATCCGCGAACATCCCCGATATCGTTTGAATATATCTCGTAAGGATTACCTAGGTAATAGATCTTTCCATTGTTTGATCTAGTGTGATAGTGTCCCGAGAAGACATATTGGAACTTCTCAAATAATTTGCTGTCCATACCTTCTTCCATGGTGTATCCACGATAAGGAGGAAATCCTGAGAATTCAAGGTGCCCCATCGCAACCTTGCAAGTTGTATTTTCAACGCATTTGAAAGTGTCTTCAAAATTTTGTTCATTAATCCAAGGTATAAAAAGAACTTTTAACTTATCTAATTTAACTTCTGTTGGTTTTGAGTATACTTTTACATTTTTATATTCTCTCAAAAGTAAATCAACAGCATTTAAATCATTTGTATTTTTATAATATGCTGTATGATTACCAACTATAGTATGAACCGTGCATCCAATTTTTTCTAGAGTATCATAGTAATTGTCTTTTGCCCAAGCTAAAGCAGCAAAATCAATACCCTTTCTACTATCAAAAGTATCTCCCATGTCAATTACTGTAGTAATATTTTCTTTTACTAGAGTTGGAAAAAATACTTCTGTGTAAAACTTTAAAAAGTAATCGTGAAATAATTTAGAGTTTTTACGAGCACCAAAATGTTGGTCTGTAATTATTGCTACTTTCATCAATACCTAGTTTTGGAATGAATATTATCCTTGATAGAATTATAGTCAGAATAATTCATCCCGTCAATAACGTTATCATCAAAGAATACTTCATCAAATCCAGTCCGTTCTAAAATTTTATTTTTAATCTCTAATTGTTTCTTTTCTTTTTGAATTCTACGTAGAAACGCGTAGTGAATAATTTGAGTAAAATAAGCGAACGGGTTCTGAGACTTTTCAGGGTCGAAGTTATGGATGTATTGAACACAGTTTTCGATCCCATCAGAAATCATGTCATCTTTGAATATGTAGTTGACAAAATTTGGTTTAAATGATAAATGTGTTGCAATTTTTAAAAAACAATCTCCAAGATAGTTAGTAATTCTTGGTTTGGGATCTCCACGTTCTTCTGCTAACGCAATTTGTTTTCTATATTCAATTAACGCTGCTAAAAATTCTTTATTATTAACGTAGTGTATTGATCTCTTTCTCTTAGTCATTGGATTAGTGATACCCATAAAAGCTCTAATTATTTGTTGGAATTATAACACTGGGATACAAAAATAATCAAGGCTTGACAAGGGTATTCAAAACTGTGTATAATGCCTTTGTTAAGGTTTATAAATCAACTGTTTCTATAGAGTTTTTCTAATATCTCTTTAGCATCATTAACATTAGAGATATATCCCATTTTCCTATTGATCTTTCTTCTAATCCCATGTGGATTATCTTTTGGATTAAAATCTGAAGCATCTCTTATCCAAGATTGATACATCATAATCATTTCAACATCTTTAGATTCACTCATGGTAATAATATCGTCCATGTCCAAAATAAACATGTCTTCTTTAGTTGTTTTTAACCAAGATTCTATTTTGTATCCTGTTGATCCTGTTCTTGTAGTTATTTGAGAAAAGGTAATTGGATTAGTAATTAATAAAAATGTTTTATGTTCTTCAAAGCAGGGCATTACCTTTGCAAATATTTCTTCGCCAGTGTTTAATTTAACTGTTGCATAAAAATCGTCTTCCATAATTATTCCTTTAAGTTGATTGTTATTATTTCATAATTAAACTTTTCCTCATTATAAATTTTAATCCGTTCTATTAAATGATTTAAAGTGTAATTCTTTCTAGAATTATATGTACAATCATCAGATATGTCATATAACATTGCCTTTGTTTTATTTTTACCTTTCCTAAGAACTCGTCCAATTGATTGAAGATTACGAATTCTTGACTTGCTAGGAGAAGCAAAAATAACATTATGTAGGTTTCTAATATTTATTCCTGTAGAAAACACTCCATAAGATGCAACAATAATTGCATCATTTTCTCTCTCTGTAATTTCCCTAACAAGTTCTCTTTCTTCAGTATCTACTCCACCATGAATAAAAAATACTTTTCTATTCTTTTTTTTATAAGAATCAATTAATTCATATAAAGGTTTACCATGAGTTTCTACTCTAGAGAAAAGAATTAAAGTATTACCTTTTAGATCTAGAGCTAGATTTTTTATAAAATTATTTCTTTTGTTATGAGATATAATAAACTGAACTTCATCTTCGTAAGTTGCAAATATTTTTGGAGTATGTTTTAATACTAAACATCTAATATCTAACTTTGAGACATGTCCCTTCTCCATTAATTCGGAAGTTCTTACAATCTTATAAGATGGTCCAAATAATCCTTCCAAAACCCATTTATGAGTTTGTGTGCCATCAAGAGTTCCAGTAAATCCAAATCTATATTTTGCATGATGAAGTTTTGTCATTATTTCAATTAATGACTTGCTTTTAAATAGATGTGCTTCATCTCCTATAATTACATTATAGTCTTCAAAGAATGAACGTTCTAATTTATATACAGATTGCCAAGTAGTAATTGTGACAGGATGTTCGTTTGTTTTTTCTCTTCCAGAATAAATTTTATGGCAGTATGAATCAGCATCCCAACCATAATCCTGAAAATCCTTATACATCTGCTCTACTAGAGATGTCGTTGGAACAACTAAAAGAATTTTTTGTCCTTTATCTACATAATATCTTACGATTGAATAAATCATCAGAGATTTGCCAGAGGCAGTTGGTGATATCAATAGTTTTCTATTATGTCTTAAGGCATCGTATACTCCCTCAATTTGATATTGTCGGGGAGAATGAGAACATATAGATGTCATATAATCTTTGACACCTTCATATGAAATACCTTCGTTTACTTCAAAAGGCATTCCATAAAACTTGTTCTCTTCAAATTTATAGTTGTAATTATAATTTTCACAGAAAGAAATTAATTTATCTAACAATCCAACATAAAGTTGTTTGCTTCTCATGTCGAATAAATGAATTTCTCCATTCCAATTTCTACCCCGATATTGGGGCATGAATTTTGCATTAGGAACTTCAAATTTAAAATAATCTCTTAATTCATATTCAATATGAGGTTCACATTGAATTTTTAAATATACTTCATTTGATTTTTGAATTATTAAATCAAAGTTATCAACCATATCCTGCTTGGAATCTTAAAAATTCGATAGCATTCTTAATTTGGTAAGTTCTATTTTGTATTACCTTAAGAATACTTTCTAAGTAATTTAATATTGTCTCGTAATATTCGACCTTTAAACTAACCTGAGACAATTTTTCGTCAGCATCCAAATATTTTTGAAGCGTATCTTTATCTCTAATTTTTTTAGGGAAAGGATCTTCTACGTAAACTTCTGGGTCTGCTTTTCCTGTAAAATACTCGTAACGTTCGTGGCGAATATTTTTTCTTTGTTGTTCTGCTTTCTTTTTGAGAAGAATTATATTGTTATAGATCTCAAAATATTTAGCATGTAAAACTGGAATATTAATTGATTCTGTATGTAAATTGTCCATATCGATGTGAGCATCTTTTTCCCACATCTTTTGGATCACTTCAAGGTCAAGAGTCATAATTTATTTCCTTGTGGATCATAGATATCGTAAATAGTATACTTGAAAGATACCTCTGCAGTAAAGTATTCTACGTCTGGATTGGTAGCATCAAATGAAAGTTCTGTCAAATCGTATGGGAACATATCTTTAAATATTACATCAAACTGAGTTCTTTGATTGCTATTTAAAATTGATAATGTACCATCTGAATAGATATTCATCGATTTACTATCATACCCAAGTTGAGTATTATCTTCTCTTTGCAGATCATATATTTCACTTAAAGATTCTGGAAATCCAAGACCTCTCATCCATCTTTGAATTTCCATATAATTTTCAAGATTCTCATCTACAATAAATCTTAGTGTAAAATCTTGAAATGTAATTTTATCTCCAGGAATATCAATATTTTTCAAATATGTTGGTTGTTCAGTAACACCCAAAGTCATTCCTGGAATATTTGCAGAGTTTGAAAAGAATGATACTTTACGTGCTCTGTTTAAAGTAAACTTAAATCCAATTGAGGATAAAAAGTTTCTATTTTGTATTTGATTACTAAAAGCGTTACCGACTGCCATTTTTTTCTAACTATTTAGATAAAAAAAGAGACCCTTTCGGGTCTCTTGCATAAGTTGTGACCAGACTCACATGAGGTTCTTGATTTGAACTCTTCTGTAGTAACGGTTTGCGTTAACTTGAAGTCTGCCGAGACCTTGAGTGGTGCCTTCAGCGAATGGGTTAGCAACAAGACCGTATCTGGTCTTAAAGCCAATCTTGGGCTGGAAGGTGTTCTCACCAACGGCACGAACCATTTGGAGAGGAACATATGGGCAGTAGAAGAGACCAGCGTCATATGGGCTGGAACCCTTATAACCTACAACGTAATACTGCTGAGCAGCAACGTTTGCAGCATAAGGATCGATATATACGCGATACTTACCGCGAAGAACACCAGCGAAGGTGTTACCAGTGTCATCAACGTTGAGGTTTGCATTCAGAGCAGGGGTGTAATCGAGAACACCAGCCATGCTGAGAGCAGATGCAACGTCAGCAGAACACATGATAACGTTACCCTTTCCTCTACGAGTTCTTTGTGCGATAGCGTTAGCGTCGCGCTCGATTTGGAACAGGAGACCCTTGAACTTCTCAACTGACCAACGACCGTTGGAGTCAACATCAAGGTCAAAGATACCAGCGGTAGCAGTGTTAGCAGCAGCGCCTTGCTCAGCAACCTTATAGATGGTTCTGATAACTTCTCTGTTGATCTCAGCGAGGATCTCAGTTGAGAGAATGTTAGCAAGTTCTGCTTCTGCATTCAGACCGTGGATTGCCTTGAGGTCTTGTGCAAGCTCAAGGCTGTACTCTGCCTTCAGTGCTCTTGACTTAGCTTCAACAAGAACCTTCTCGATTGAGAATGCCATCTCGTTGAACTGGTTGCCAGCACCGTTACCGAGATTCTCAGAATCTCCAGTGTACATACCCTGACCAGCGTTATAACCATTAGCACCAGTTGAAGTACCAGCACCAATTGGATTAAGAAGACCTGGGTTTGAACCATACTGGGTGGTTGTACCTAAACCAGCATTTACGTCAGATGCTGCAGTTAGACCAATACCAGAATTCTGACCAGAGAATACTGTATCTGCTTCGTTGAACAGAGCTTCAGCACCTGACTGATTGGTGTAACGTGAGCGCATTGCGAAGATGAGTCCAGTAGGACCACTCATTGGCTGAACACCTGCGAGGTCATAAGCGACCAGGTTAGGCATTGCACGTCTGATGAGTGAGATCAGAACTGGATCAAAACCTGCTACAGGACCTGCAGCAGCAGCGGAACCTGAGAATCCACCTGAAGCACCAGCAGCGTTTGCGCTATTGGTTGGGGATTCCATCAGGATTCCGTTTGAGAAAGCAGATTGCTCTCTCAGGAATTTTTCTTGGTTTTCTAACAGGACTGCGGTTACTGCTCTTCTGTGTGAATCTTTGATTGGATCAAGACCATCATAGTCGAGAAGTGGTGCCCACTTTTCCTGCAGATGCTCGGATTGGAACATTTGCTTTTACCTTTGTAATGTGTTTGTTTTTGTTTGAATTATGTTAAATTCACTTTTTAGCAACTGCTGAAAGTGTCTTCAGATAAGCATTCATGTAGTCTGGGGTATAACCCTCAGCATTTACATCTACTTCTTCTGAGAGACTTTCTGTTTTTGCTTTTGGAGTTTTCTGCGCTGAGAAATATGATTCCTTCAGCATCTCCAGTTTCTCACGATATTTTTCGCCACTTTCAAACTCAACACTTTCGGCAAGTGAAGCGAGCTTCTCTTTTTGTGAGAGGGCTAGACCCTCTGCAACATCATCAAAGATTCCATCAGCAACCGACTCTGAGAGGCGCTTGTTGAGGACAATGTTTCTTTCGATCTGCTCGTTGAGTTTTGTCTCCATTTCATCAAGTTTTTCTACCATGCTCTCAAGAACATCATATTTATCTTCAGGGATTGATACATAATGTGCTTCAAAAAGTTCCTTCATACCTGAAAGGAACGATTCAGTCATTTCTGACTTAAGACCGCTCTCAACTGCAAGTTGATTCTCGGTCATCCATTCTTCTGCAACATACTCAAGATAAGAATCAACTCTTTCTTCAAGAGCTGCCTTAATCTCAGTAACTTCTTCTACCATTCTTGCTTCATATGCTTCATCATATTGAGCAATAAGTGCTTCTTTGATCTCGTCAACCTTTGATCTCAGAGCAGCTTCAAAAATGGTACGCGCCTTCTCTTGGAATTCTTCCGAGAGATCTTCGCCTTCAAGAAGAGCATTGACATCTTCTTCAATGTCAAACTCCTCCTCTTCTTCCTCCTCTTCTTCCTCTTCCTCTTCTTCTTCCTCTACTTCTTCCTTCATTTTCTTCTTATCTTTCTTTTCATCTTCATCCTCGTCCTCATCATCTTCCTCATCATCTTCTTCTGCAGCTTCTGCTACGATTTCTTCATCTTCAAGTACTTCTTCTTCATCGAGAATGTCTTCGGAATCAATCTCTTCTTCTTCCTTAACAGCATCGCTCTTCTTCAGACCCTTCATTGGATCTGCTGCTTTTGCGCCTTTGTTAACTACGTTTCTAACTTGCTGAAGGGTTTTACCTGGGGTCTTAAGTTCTGCTGAATTATCATCAGACTTATAGTTTTCTGGAGTAGGACCACCAAGGTCTTCCCATGAACCAGTTTGACCTGCTACTGCGCCAGGAGCTAGCTTCTGCATTGGATCCCCTGCTTTTGCACCAGCATTAACAGCGGTCTTGGATTGTGAAGTGCCTGCTTCCATTTCGTGTAAATTGTTGCCACTAGACATTTGAACTCTCCGATTAACCTTTGAATTTAATCTATATTTATTTATTAAATAAAAATTTTTACCTATATATGCTCAAAGAGAATTTAAAAAGTCATTGAATAAGTTTAACTTATGTTCTTCTAATTCTCTTCTTCTAACTAAATCTTCAACCCTATCTCTTGCCTGTTGTGCGAGTTTTTCACGAAGAATTCCTCCATCCCAAACCCACTCTTTACCTTCCATAACACCTTGAACAAAAGCATCAGGAGCAGATGGATCAGCTACAATATCTGCTGCAGTTGCAAGCATGAAGTCTTCACCAACTTCCTTATAACCACCTTTGATATTTTCTCTTAGTGATCCAATACCACGAGACGAAACACCAAGAGTTACTCCATCTTTAAGTAATGCTTCTGCAATCTTACCCATTGGAGTGTGTAAGATTTGTGCTTTACCAACAAAGTTATTACCGTCTTGCTTCAGTTCGGTAATTTTATGTGAAACTCTATCGAGGTTAACAGTTGGACCATCTGGGTGTCCTAATTCACCCAAAGCACGTCCTTTTTTAACATAATCATTTGTGTATCTCTTTACTTCTCTTTCCATAATAGAGAATGGATACATTCTACCATTGCGATTTACCATCTCGCTTTGTAGAAATACTCCTTGAATAAAGAGATTCTTTTTGCCATTTACCGATTCGGTAAGAACTTCTACCTTTTCGATTTCTTCTCTGATGAGTTTCATTGTGGTTTAGTTTGTGAATCCTACTTTTGCACCCAAAACAGATGCGTTTGAAGCGTAAACGCAATGTGTTGGTAACTTTTCTAACAGTTCAGAAGTTGCTCTCATTAAAGTAAATGATCCAATAACAGACCCACTTTGACTTGCAACAACTGTAACTACATAATCTGCTGAGGTTGAACTATTAACTAAACGAACAACCGTTGCCTCACTAAAGCTAGTCGCCGCTCCCGTTGTAGTTGGAAGAGCAGATTCCTGCCCCAGAATTTTAATTCGTGTTGACATTATTATAAACAGACTATTTAGTTATTTATTATTCTTCTTCTTCTGAATTAAATAATGCGTTTGATACGTTTGGTCTAATTGCTTCAATCTTTTCTGCAGATTTTGCATAGATCAATTCTTTAATTTTGTCAGAGATTGCATGTGGAGCTTCATCACTAACAATCATGTCTAAGAGATCTTCCATTTTACTAATAAATTAACTACCATCATTATTTAGAATAAATATAATAAATTGATTTTGGTTATGAATGTCTACTTGTTTCAACCACAGTATAAGCGTAATCGGAAGATAAAATATTGGTTACCTTATGCAGTATCTTGCATATGGAGCTACTGTAGCCAATTTCCAGAAATACAAGAAAATTATATTTTAAAGGATGTAATTTTTAAGAGAGAGAATCCTAAAGAATTGTTAGAAAGATTAGATAACCCAGCAATATGTGCATTTAGTACTTACGTTTGGAATGAACAATATTGTTTAGGTATTGCCAAACTTATCAAAGAAAAATTCCCAAATTGTATTATTGAATTTGGTGGACCACAGGCATGTGTAAAAATGCAAGATCAATATGATTTTATTGATACTATTATAGTTGCTGAAGGAGAAGAAAGTTTTTACGATATTTTAACTCGTATTTTAAATAAACAAGAGATACCTAAAGTTTATGATAAAAAAAGATTAGAGTCTTTAGACTATCCAAGTCCATATCAATCTGGAATTTTTGACATGTTAGTTAAAAAACATCCAGATTATCAATGGGCAACTACTTTAGAAACAAATAGAGGTTGCCCTCATAGATGTACATTTTGTGATTGGGGTGGAACTATATTAAGTAGTATTGGTTTTTTTGATATGAGCAGAGTTGAAGCAGATCTTGAATGGATACGTACTCATAATGTTGATGCAATATTCCTTGCAGATGCAAACTTTGGAATGTTTAGAGAAAGGGATCTTGAAATTGCTGCATTAATGAAAAGAAAGTTTGATGACAATAGTTCAGTCAAAGAGATTATCTTGCAATATGCCAAAAATTCTACAGAAGTTGTTTTTAAAATGGCATCTTTACTTGATGTGTATACTCTAAGAGGAATTACTATTAGTGTTCAAAGTGTAAACCAACCAACATTAAAAGCAATCAAAAGAAAAAATCTTCATATAAACAACTTAAAAAGTCATATGGAGTTGAGTCAAAAATACAACGTTAAAACTTATACTGAAATGATTTTAGGTTTACCAGAAGAAACCTTAGAATCTTGGAAAGATGGAATATCGCTTGTAATGGAATGTGGACAACATAATTCTTTGGAAGTTTGGTTCTGTCAACTTCTTAATAATAGTGAATTGGCAACAGAGTTATCAAAAAACTTATATGGAATAGAAAGTGTCAATGCATTAAACTATATGCCAATTGAATCTATTGATGGTGATACTGAAGATCATGGATTTGTTGAATATTCTGTAATTGTTAATAAAACAAATACTATGTCAACGGAAGAAATGATTGAAGCTTACATGTACTTCTGGGTAATTAGATATTTTCACTATAATGGTCACACTAAAGAGATTTCAAAAAATAGTGGAATGACTTATAGAAAATTCTATGAATTATTAACAGAAGTCCTTTTATCTTTTGACAATCCAGTAAGAGATGAGTATTTTGAAACAAAAGAACAAATTACACAGTATCTGAATACTGGAACATTATCACAAAATAAAAGAGGTCATAATTTTGAACTTTATAATATTAACGACAGATCTTTATTAACTAGTGAAGAAACTCAATTTGAACTATCTAGAAGACTTACCGAAGCACTATGTTAGATAATTTTCCAATTATTTACCACCAAAAGATTTTTTAAATAAATTATCTGGATCATATTCAAAAGATACTTGCCAGTGGATAAATTGGTATGCTTCTCTTATTTTTACATTTTTTGAGGAATGGATATTAACAACAACTGATCCATTTTTTATTTTTATGGAAGATGATTATGATTTATCTCTAATGCCTTTGTGGCATTTTAAATGGGAAGAATTTATGGATAGACTTCCATATGATTGGGATTGCATTCAACTTGGATTTGAAACTCCTTACAAAATTCCATTTTATTTGCATCCAACCCAACCAGAATATTCATTAGGAGCATCTTTACTAAAAAGAGAATATGTTGAAAAACTTTTAGATCTCCATTTTTTTGGTGGTAAATTTAAGTTTGATTATAACATTTCAAATTCTTTTTATTTAAATAGAAATTCTGGAATACATGATGATAAAAATTATGACGGAACTTCTGGAGGTCCAGATTACTATATAAATCAATCTGGAAATTGTTATTCAATTCCTCTTATTCCTATTAATCCATATTTTGCGGGAATCAGTCATCAAGGTCCTTTTGGAGAATTATCCTGGAATCCAAAACTTAGTTTTGTAAAATGTTATGAAGCCTATCATGAGTGGTGGCATCACGATAAAGATAATTTTACTTTAGATGAATTTTTTACATATGGAAAAGATAATGATATACTTATGGAAAGAAATATCCGCAGATGGGACAATAAATATTTTTACGATAAAGCGTTGGAAAAAAGATTAAATTATGAAGAATAATATATATCTATTTCAACCGCAATATTCTGTTGAAGTAAGGAAAGAAGATAATTATTGGTTACCATATAGTGTTGCTTGTTTGTGGAGTTACTGTTCTCAGTATGACTACATTAATTCATTTTATGATCTAAAAGATATAATTTTTAAAAGAGAACATCCAGAAAAATTGTTAGAAAGATTAGAAGATCCGTTCATATGTGCTTTTAGTTGTTATATTTGGAATGAAAAATATTGTCTAACGATTGCAAAATTAATTAAAGAAAAATATCCAAATTGTATTATTGAATTTGGTGGTCCTCAAGCAACTAAAAAAATGTTGGAGGATAATTCTTTTATTGATTGTATTATGCTTGGTGGTGATGGGGAATGTAATTTTTTGGATCTATTGACAAAGTGTATACGTGGAGATGAACTTGATAAAGTTTATGAGAGAGGAAGAATAACTGATTTAGAATTTCCAAGTCCATATCAGTCTGGAATATTTGATAAAATAGTTTCTGAAAATCCAAATACTCTTTGGGCAACAGTAATTGAATCCAATAGAGGATGTCCCCACAGATGCACTTATTGTGATTGGGGTGGAACAACAATGAGTAAAATATCTAAATTTAACTTACAACGAGTTCAAGACGATATTAACTGGGCACGAGATAATAATGTTGCATTCTTAATGATGACAGATGCAAACTTTGGCATATTTGCTGAGAGAGATTTGGAAATTGCCAAAATGTTAAAAAGTGCTGGAGATCATCCCAATAGCAAAATAGAAGATATTGTTCTGCAATATTCTAAAAATTCTAATGAAGTTGTTTTTGAAATTACAAAAGAAATGGGAGGATTTGCAAGAAGAGGTGTTACCGTAAGTGTTCAGAGTATGAACCAACCAACACTAAAAGCAATTAAAAGAAAGAATCTTCATATAAAAGATTTAGCAGGACATATGCAACTAGCAAAAAAATGGGGGGTTCGTACATATTCGGAATTAATTCTTGGTCTTCCAGACGAAACCTTAGAATCTTGGAAAGAAGGACTTTGTACATTACTTGAATGTGGACAACACGAATCAATTGATGTTTGGTTTTGTCAGGTGTTTGGTAACACAGAACTTAATAGTGCTTTATCAAGAGAAGTTTATGGCATTGAAACTGTTCATGCAGAAGATTATGTTTCCTTCACAAACACAAAAGATTGTGTCGAGATAAAAGAAACAGTAGAGATTATTAAAGCAACAAATACATTAAACACTAAAGAATTAGTTGAAGCATATCTTTACAGTTGGATGATTGTTCAATTTCATATTAATGGATACTCTCAAATAGTATCAAAATATTATAGAAATAAAAAACAAATTTCCTACAGAAAATTTTATGATAAATTATTTGATTGTATAAAAAATGATTCAGTATTATTTGGCAATCACTATAAAAATCTTTATGATAAAATATACAATTACATGACTACTGGTAAAGTTATAGACAGTACTGGACATGCGTTAGAAATGTCTATGGCAACAGACTATAAATTATTTTGGGATAATAAAGAACACACATTTGAGTTAATTAATAATTGTTGGGAAGTTGAAGATTCTATTCTTACAATGCAAAAAGAATTTGTATATAATCCAAATATAGAATATCCTATTAAATTATCTTTACCGTTTGATTTGGATACTTGGGAAGATAAGGAGACCCAATATAATATTTGCAATGCCCGAGAAGAAAGTGAAAGGTATGATATGTGGGTATTAAAAAGAAAAGGTCTTGATAAAAACACCATAGTAAAATTATGAAAAATCTTTACATGTTTCAACCACAATATGCGGTTGAAGTTAGAAATGAAGATACTTATTGGTTACCATATAGTGTTGGTTGCTTGTGGGCATACTGTTCTCAGTTCAATGATATTATTGAAGAATATAATTTAAAAGACTTAATTTTTAAAAGAGAGAATCCAAAAGAACTTATTGATAGATTGGATAACCCTTCAATTTGTGCATTTAGTTGTTACATATGGAATGAACAGTATAATTTACATGTAGCAAAATTAATTAAAGAAAAATATCCAAATTGTATTATTGAATTTGGTGGTCCTCAAGCAACTCGTAAATTATTGGAGTATGATTTTATTGATTGTATTATAGTATCTGAAGGTGAAGAGGCATTTTTAGATCTCCTTAGAAAAATTGCAAATAAAGAATCATTTGAAAGACTATATGTAAAACAAAGAATTGAGTCTTTAGATTTTCCTAGTCCCTATCAAATGGGAATCTTCGACAAAATTATTGATGATAATCCAAATGTTTTATGGTCAATGACTATAGAAACAAATCGCGGATGTCCCCACAGATGCACTTATTGTGATTGGGGTGGAATGACATATCAAAAAGTAAAGCACTTTGATATAACGAGAGTTGAAGAAGATATTGATTGGGCAGCAAAGCATAATGTTGGATTCATTTTTAATGCTGATGCAAATTTTGGTATGTTCAAAGAACGTGATGTTGAGATTGCAAAATTGTTTAGAAAAGCAGCAGATAAAGGAAAACTGGAAGCAATCAATGTCCAATACTCAAAAAATTCTACCGAAGTTATTTTTGAGATTGCACAAATCCTTGGAGACATTAGTAGAGGTGTAACATTAAGTGTTCAAACCATGAATGAACCAACGCTTAAGTCAATTAAGCGTAAAAATATGAGTATTAATAAAATCTCAGAACAAATTGAGAAAAGTAAAAAGTATGGAGTAAAAACATATACTGAACTTATCCTTGGTCTTCCAGATGAAACTCTAGATAGTTGGAAAGATGGATTTTCAAAAATTCTTGAGTGTGGGCAACATGAATCAATTGACGTTTGGTTCTGCCAAATGTTTGGAGATACTGAATTAAATAGTGCGACTTCTAGAGAAATTTTCGGTATTAAAACCATTAAGGCAGAAGATTACATGTCATTCAGCAATGATGAATATGATATAAAAGAAGTTATAGAGCTAATATCAGAAACAAATACTATGAGCAATGATGAACTAATTGAAGCATATATGTATGGATGGTTAATAATTCAATTCCATATAGCAGGATATACTCAATTAATTGCAAAGCACTTCTTCAATGATCTAAACATATCATACAGAAAATTTTATGATTCTTTATTTGAATATGTTAAAAATGATAATGGTATCATTGGCAATCACTATAGAGAGATTGAGCGGGCAGTAAGTCATTATATGAAAACTGGAAAAATACTTGATACTGGCAAGCATGGACATACCTTACATGCAGGAAGTTTTGCTTTTATGTTCAATAATAAAAATATGATATTTAAAATGGCAGAAGATGTGAGTAATTTATTTTGTTCTGTAGATTCTGATATATTAAAACTACAAAGAGCATTCATTTTTGATGAGAATGTAATCTATCCATTTTATCTTGAATGCTCTGATAGTAAATATCTGGTAGATACTGAGTTTAAAGAATTTGACAAAAACGACCCCCACACAGTTTTTATACTGCGTCGCAAAGGTCTATTGAAGAATCAATTATGTAAGGTTTGAACGCTTCTAGTGCTTCATCCCATAAAATTCTATGTTCATAATCTTTATCTTTGTCAATTAGTGCTATAGTTACTGTAAATCTTTTATCTCCTGTTGGATTGTGTGAACTATGAAGAGGACCAACATTTACTAATCCACAAGTTCCAATTTCAACTTCATATTCTTTTTTACAGTATTCTTCTTTACTTACTAAAACTTGTCCATGATAATGATCATTTGTTCTGTCGCCAACAGTATATTGACTTCTTTCTGGAATTATTGTTGAACTAACTTGCTCAGCACTAGTACTTACTCTTAATACCATATCAGAACTCCACCATCTCATGGTGCTACCCTTAGCACCAAATTGAAATATTAATTTTGCCCAATCGGCATAATAAACATTGTCAGAGTGTATAACTCCATCATCATGAGGTGGTGTATAAAAAAATTCAATCCAGTGTGAAGTAAATCCTAAACTATTCAACCATGGCAAAATTTTATCATTGTTTAGGTCACTAAATTGTAGTTGTTTATGAAATTCTGGCCATCTCATTCCTTCAGTTTGATACTTTGAAGTATCGATATTAGGAATGTAATTCTTAATATCTAAAAATCTATGATATCTATTCATAATAAAAAAATATTTTAAGTTATTGTTGGTGCCTCTGGATCTACTGGAACTCCACCAGAAGCACCGTCGATAGAATCTCCACCAGCAGGAGTTTGCATTGGTTGTCCAGTTACTGGATCAATTGGTGCATTTGGATCTGGTATGATGCCCTTTTTAATTTCTTGTTTGATTAATTTATCCTGCTCAATAATTTCTTCATCTGTTTGTCTAAGAATCTTTCTTCTTACATAATCTTGGGAATAATACTTACCAATATAAGGTTCTGCAGTAGCAGCAATATTCAGTCTTTCAGTCATTAATTCTGCATCTTTAAGTTCAGAAAAATGATTATCATATAAGAAATCATATTGAATATGCTCTTCCATTAATTCCCAATCTTCTGGACTAACAATATTTTTTAAAAGTAATTGAGTTCTTAACATGTCGTTGAACATATTAGAAAATCTTTTTCTAAGTCTACCAACAAATTTTGTAAACTTAAGTTCATCTCTTAAAATCTCAGAAGAACGACCTAAATTAAAACCTTCTTGCCCACCAATTCTTGACGAAGGGACGTTAAGTGATCGATATAATTTTTCTTGGAAGTATTTAATATCTGATAATTCACCAAGATTTTGTCCACCAGGAAGTGTTGAGATTTCAGTTCCTCTTCCACCTTCTCTTCTTGGAAGCCAAAAATCTTCAAGCATACTCATGTATTTTTTATCATCACGGATCTCACCCGTATTTGCATCATATACAAGTTTGTTTCTATATCTCATCATTACATCACGGAGGTATTGCTCCGCTTTCATCTTTGGAAGATTGCCCACATCAATATAAAATATTCTACGTTCTGGGGCACGAGATAATCTGTAAATAACAAGACTATCTTCAATCATACGAAGTTGATTGAGAGATTTAATTGCTTTGTGTAAATATGACAACGTTAGATTTTTATTTCTATCAACAAGACCAGAAGTGCAATATGTGATAGAGTCTTTTGAAAATTTAATTCCTTGGGTTGCATTACCGCCACTAATAACCCCAAGTTGGTTTGATGAATTGTTATAAAGAAAATATTCTTGAATATCTGGGAATCCAGAATCTAATGGATTTTTTTCTCCAGATGGAGATAGTCTAGCATCATCTTTTTTATTTTTTGCAGCCTGTCTAATATGACGCATTTTAAGAGCATCAATATATCTCAATTCTTGAATTCCTTCTTGAGGATTTTTTAAATCAATTACCTTATGATAATATAATCTACCATCAACATACCAATTCCTATAAATCTCATGACTTTTTTTATCAAAGTCCATCATTTCTAAAATATATTTAAATTCTTCTCGTATCTTTTTCTTAAGTCCATCACTGGCACTTAAGTTATCTAAATCTATTTGAACGGGACTATCATTAGTATCACTTACGATTGCTTCATTAACAATATCTTCAATTGCACCATCCACTTCTGGATGTAAAGCCATCTCTCTGTATCTTTTAATTAAATCATATTCTGTTTTATATACACCTTCAATATCTACATACGACCCAAAAAATCCACTAGTTAGATAATAGTCAACCCCGTCCTCATTATTTTGAGGTACGGGGGAGACCACTCCTGGTGATTTTTTACTATTATCCTCTATAGAGAATCCAAATAGTTTTGCCATTATAAGTGAGTGATTTAAACTGTTCTACTATTTATTATACAATAGCAGCGCCAGTTTGGTCATCTCCTTGTGCCTGCCACCATTGAACCTGGAAATCAACGGTATACTCTTCAATCGTATCTGAAGTATCGTATGAAAGATCAATTTGAGATACGTTTGTTGGGAAGATATCGTAGAATCTGTAAGATCTCAGTGGGGTGTTTGTTGTTGCAGATGTGTTACTTCTTGAGAACCTAGTCTCACCTCTACCTAATTGATGAACATATGCATCAACCATATATGATGCTGGGTTAGTTGCACCAGTTGCATTATTCATTTTGCTGATTTGGTTCATCCACTGTTCAAATGATGTTCTCAGCTTAAAGTCTTCATCATTAATAATGGTGACTGTCCAAACATCAAATGTTCTGTCACCAGCAACTTTAAGAATTCTTCCTCTAAATGGAACATCAATTGAAGCAACGTTAGATGCTGGTAGAGCGGCTGCTTTACATAAGAAGTTAAAAGTTTCATCATCCCAACCAGCTACGCTAGCTGGAAAACGTGGAATACTAACTTCAAATAGGTTTGGTCTTGCTGCACCGCCTTGAAGTTTTGCTTTAAAGTCGGTGATAGTTCTAATTGCTCTTGGCATTGTTAGGGTTCCTCCTGTTTATTTAATCATCTAGTAGCTTAAACTCTACCAGCGACTTCTTCAAAGCTGATGCCAGTTCTAGTCGCAACAAATGTTAGAGTGATATAGTTAATTGATTTGGCAGGCTTCAGGAAGATGTCAGCTCTAAATTCATTGTTGTCAATAACATCAGGTGTATTATTGGTCTCATCACAAATCACAAGGTAATCATAAATACCACGCTTTGCTTGGATATCACGTAAATATGGTTCAACGATGTTTACAAAGTTAGATCTTGTAATTTGATCGTTAAATTCAAACAGTTGTGCTTCTGCAGCTCTTTCAAGTGCTTGCTCTACTGTTAGGAATAATCTACGAACGTTAATTCTATCAAAAGCAGAAGCATATGCTAGTGCTGTCTTATCACCAAAGAGAAGTACTCCCGCTCCAGATTGATTTACAATAGAGTTGATTCTTGCAGAATACAAGGAGTCTCTTTGTGTTTTATTTGGATTATATGCTAGTTTAATTGCATTCTTTAGAACTCCTCTTTGTTGTCCTGCTGGTGAGAACCATGGGTAAGCAATAAGATTTGTTCTTGCCATTAATCCAGCAATATCTGGATTGCAAGGAATATATCTGAATAGATTGTTAAATCTATCGTAGGTATACTTATATCCACTATCAAATACTGCATAAGATGAAGATTGGAGTGGACCAAAGAATTCAATAATATTATTAGTTTGTATTACAGGATTTGACAAATCAACTACAGAAGCTCTGTGTGGAGAAAGTACGGCAATACAATCTTTTCTTCCGTCTGCAATCGAGATTAGTTTATTTGCTTTTGCTTGAGAATCTGATAATGAATCTAGTCCTGGACCCATAATCAAATAATCAACAGCAATATCTTCTTTATTATTGAATAGTTCATATGATTCAATAATATCACCAAGAGTTGATTTCAAATTTCCTTGGGCGGTATAATTTTTACCATTTCCAAGGTCATAAGTGACTGCACCAATAGAAGAGAATGAGGCGTCTTTAGCATCCCGATCCCAAATTTGGTTAATACCAGATGGTGTTGCAAATGTTGTTGGACGATCTGCAAATCCATAAGGACCTGCACTTGCTGCTAATGTAAATGTGGTTGTTGTTGGGAAAGTATTCCAAGTAAGATCATTTTGTGTAGATTGGTTTGCACCAGCATACAAATAATTTGAATAATTTGCCAAGTAATTTTTGTACCACATCTTTTGTGGTGAATTAACTTGGGATACTGTATCTTTGGCTTTTGACATAAACAGGTGCTTTTCAAGGATATTTCCTTTAATTCCTGTTAGCTTGCCATCATCGTCAACAACAACGACATGCATTTCATCATTGTATCCACCACGCTCAGCAACGTAATTAGAAGTTCCTGGTTTAGGTGCAAGTGTTCTCCAAAATACCGTTGAGTTATTCAGGTTTAGTGTTTGTGCATCATACCAATCATCAACACCACCAAGAAGAATTCTTGAGTTGCTACTAGTTACAGTTAATACGACTTGATCATTTCTCAGTGCAGAGACTGTTAGTGTTGCATTATCTCCAGGAGTAACACCACCAATAGAAGCACCAGGAATTGTAACAACAGTTCCATTATTATATCCAGCACCTGGATTTACCATCGTTACTGTTCCAATTCCACCAGATGCATTTCTATAAACATTAAATGATACTCCTGATCCCACTGTGCTTACGCCAGCAACAGCGATGTAAACTCCATTTGATGCTGGAGCAACAACAGCAGCAGTTGTCAGACCGATTGTATTAATCACACCTTGAGACAGGTTGTATCCACCAACTGAAGTACCAGCGATTGAGATTGTATCTCCAACAGTATAACCTAATCCCGCATTTACAATAGTTGCAGTAGCAACGTTACCGTCAGTATTATTTCTGGTAATTGTAAAGGTTGCGCCAGATCCAGAACCAGCAGTAGTTCCACCAACTCCAGCATAACTTGCAAGTTGCTGCCCATTAATTGCAGTTGAAGAAGTAACTCCAACACTTGCAATGGAATCTACTGGAGAAGCAACATCACCATTATTGTCAATAATAGAAACTCTTTGATCCTTTAAGAAAGAAGAAAACTCACTATTTGGGGAATATTTAGTATAATAGTGTCTTCCTGGCTGTGTTCCACCTGTAGAAACTCTGGAGTGAATTTTAACAACTAATGCACTAGTACCAGTTTCTGGTCCATCAATAACTTGAGTAATTACACCTTTTAGATAACCTTGGAAAGTTTCTGTTAAACCTATTCCTGGTATAGTTTTTCCACTAATATCAACTGTAACACCATATCCAACTGCTGCTCCAAGTGATGTTGCTGAAGTTGTGGCAATACCTAAAATTTGATCACCAAAATCATCAATATAACAAACTTTTAAACCATTTGCCCAGACTCCTGGGTTTTTTGCCGCATAATAGAAATTCGATGCAGTATCTACAAAATTTGCATTGTAGTCATCGAAGTTTTTAATTTTAGTTCCAGATACTGAAGTAGTACCTACTCCACAGTTAGCGTTTGCTAAGTTAGCACCATCTGTTCTGACAACTTTTAAAACGCCGCCGTATGACAGATAGGATGATGCGCTCATCCAATATTCGTATTGGTTGTCTGGTGTCTTTGGACCACCGAAATTGTTAATTAGTTCCTGTTCCGTAGCAACAGTAATTGGTTCGTTTACTGGACCAATTTCAAAGGGTCCTGCAATACCTCCAATATTATCTAATACGTTTTCAGCTCTTCCTACGGTTAAATCAACCTCTCTAGTCAGTACACCAGGAGATAATTGAGGAGTCGCCATGGATAATTCTCCTTAAAAGTCTCAGTTTATCTGAAAATATTTATTAAAATATCTATTTACGTGGGGGAAAGTGATGGTGAACACCGTTTACCAGTCTGGATATTCCCATTCTTTTACTTTCGGTGTATTTTTTCTAGATTCAACAATCCTTTTAATAGTGCATTCCTTACATTCATATGAATATGATGATGCAACAACTCCTCTCTTTTTGCGAGTTCTATAAAATCCATCAATTAAATTTTTAGTTTCTCCACATACTCTGCATCTTCTATCTACAAGCAATAAATGACCAAACTTTATTTGCTTGTCTAATTCCATTATCTAAACTCCCACATGTATGCCATATCACCATATTCATCTGTATACCATCGGTCTCCAGTAGAGTCTACAAAACTAGAGTTATCTCCCATGCCATCTTCAATAAATCCAAATGGTGCCATATCTTGCTCTATTTGATTTTTTTGTTCTTCATATAATCTTTTTCTTACATCTTGGTCTGTTAGTTCTTTAAAATAATCTTGAACAACTAACCAAGCATAAATTACCAAACACATAGCCAAATCATCATTACAACCATCTTCAGCTTCAAATGAATTTGATTTTTGAATAAAAGTTGTTAATTCACTGATAATGTCGTAGTCTTTAAATATAACTTTACTATCTTCTATCAAAGTTTTTAAATTTAGACATCCTACTTTTTTAACTGTTTTGGACATCTTAACTCCCAATTGAGTTTTCTTTCCAGAAAAACCTTGCCCAACAATTTGTCCAGCTCTACCTCTCATTGAACACATGAGAAGATTGTTATACTCTAAATCATATTGTAAAATACTTGCAACTTGATCTCCGACATCATTAACTTCACACAAAATATAAGCATCATTATAATTTTTTGCTACTTCATGAATAATGCTAGGAAAGAGCATTGGTTTTATTTCATTGTTTCTATATTTTGCGACTAAATTATGTGGGAATTGAGTTATGTCAATTACAGTAAATGCTGAGTAATCATTTCCAACTCCTCTAGCAACGTCTACTGTTATTACATAATTATGCTCATCTTTTACCTCTTCAAATACATCTAATCCTTGATTACTAATTGCTGGAGATTCATAAACTAAAGTTCTTAATTTGCTTGGACTAATTAATGTATCAACAGATCCTAAAAATTCACATTCAAACTCAACTCTAAATTGTTGTTCAGACGTGTTTGCTATAGTTTGCTTTTTCCAGGCATCATCTCTTCCAGGAACATCGCTCCAATGAACTTCAGTTGGAATATATTCATTTTTACCCCTCTCAGCATCATGCCAAAGTTTATAAAAATGATTCATACCGTGTGGGGTAGAAACAATTATAACTTTTGTATTTTTACCTGATGAAATTGTAGGATATACTGAACTAAAGAACTGATCTGCAATGTGATTAGCAACGAATGCAAATTCGTCCAAAAAGATGATGTTATAGGATCCACCACGAACTGCAGATGCAGATGTTGACGCCGCAATAATTTTAGATCCGTTTTCTAATTCAAGGGACGCTTTATTCCAGGTTAAAACGCCTTGTTGCAACCAACGAGGTAAATTTTCATATGCCGTCTGCAATCTATCTAACAGATCTTTTGCTGTAGACGCTTTGTTAGCGAGAATTGCAATATTTACATTATCATTAAAAATTGCGTAGTGTAAAAGATATGAAACAACAATTGTTGATTTTCCAGACTGTCTAGGAAGTTTGCAAATATTAAATCGATTATTATGAAATCGATCAAGCATTGTTTCTTGGAATGGATACGGATTAAATGTCTGCAATCCGTGGTCAAGAGTAACAATATTAATATAGTTCCGTGCAAAATAAACTGGATCGTCTATACACTTTGCAAATTCAATAACTTGCTCTTCGGTAAACCCTTGAGAAGTATTTGCTTTTTTTAATAATGGATTACCAAGATAATGATCAACTGCCATAATGTAAAACCTTTAAGTATTAGTTACAATTCCAACGACGTAGTGCTCTATTAATTCTTGAATCTGGATCTCGGGAAGTTTCCTTAGAAGTCAGTTTATCTTTCATACCTTTCATTCTGCTGCAAAACGAAGAGCGACGCTTCGCTCTTTTGCCTTTAGGCTTTTTTTCGGTTACTGCCGTCTGTAATTTTGATCCTGGATTTTCACGACGATATGCATTAACTGCCTTTTGACTTAAACCATCAGTTTTATCTTTACGATTTACTGATTGCCAATCCTCATCAATCTCAACTTCTTCACCCATTGGTTTTACATAATTTTTATTTGGACCAATCTTTCCATAATTGCCACCTTGAGAACCAACTCTAATTACTGGAAATTGATTACTTGGTAAATCTGTTCTGATAAAAGAAATTACCTTACCACCAGGATAAACTTTTTGAATTTCAATCTCTACTTCTTTTCTAGATGGCATTTTTGCCTGAGGGAAGAACATAGTAATTTGTTGTGAAGTCGCTCTCCACATAACAGAAACCATCAATAAATTACCATATTCTGCAGGCAATCTAGTTGCTTCTGCAACTTGAGTTTCCTCTTTATTCATCAACTGTTTTGCAAGATCATTTGCTCTTCTTTGTTGTCCACGATAAAGTTTTTGTCTTGCATCAGAACTTGCTCGGGCAGTATCACGATCTGCTACTGTTTTGATCTTGCTGCGAATTGTATTTGCTTGTCTACGCTTTTTAGGATCTGGTGAATTACTTAAAACCTTTGCTCTTCTTTCTGCTTTTTCTTCACCAGTCTTTCCAGAATATCTAAAGTCACCTGCTTGACGAGTTACGGGAATTTTTGCCTCATCAATTTCATATTCTTCATTCTTACCTGACATATAATTTGCAACTGCATCCATATAATCAGTTGCAAGAGTCACTTTAGATTGGACCCATGCAGGAACTTGCATTTTTGGATCTTTAACAATCTCTCTCATTCTCTTACAATGCATTTCAAGTTGTTCTAATTGATTGAGAATCATTGATCCCTCATCATCCAATTCTTTACCCATAGCAATATCAATATGATTTTCAATGTTCAAAGTTTTTGGATAACCTTTTTCTCCTGGTTTTTTATTTGGCAATCCTTTACGGTCACGATCATGGATTCTATCCCATAATCCCTTTTGTTTTTTCTCATCAAGAACGTCTTCTGGTCTAATTAAGTCAATAAATTCAACAAATTTATTACCAAACATATCCTCAATACTTACACCTTCTGAGGTTGTTTTTTTCTCAACTTTTTTAAGTTTAGTATAGTAATTTGGAACTTCATCCAAATGCTGTAATGCAGTGATTCTTGCTGCAGTTTTGCTTGAAGTGTGCTCTCCTTCTACTTTAATTCCCATTTCAAGTTGCTTTTTAATTGACTCAAGTGAAACACCATGCTTGTCTGCAATTTCTTTTGGTGACTTATATTTTTTAACAGGACCTTTTGGATCTTTCTCTTCTTTAACAGAACAATCTTTCATACCGTGCATTGGACATTTTTTTCCAGATGGTGTATTATTACATTTAGGTTCATCACATCCACATCCATTCTCATCTAATATCTTATTAACCAAAGATGGTTCATACCCTGCGTTCACGTTTCTAATTGCAGTATCTCCTTTTTTTACCAGAGGCATACTTGGTCCTGTTGTCTTTCTTTGTGCTGCCGCACGTTCTCCCTCAGTAGCACCTCGTTTAGCAAGATTTCTTACCTTCGCAGCACGATTTGATTGCTTGTGTTGTTGGGGATTGATATCGAAACTAGACATTATTAGAAAACACTTTTTTCTATTTATCTCCCTCAAGATTTCCCTTTTGTTTTTTTAAAAATTTAGACAATTCATCTGTCGATCCAAAAAATACAGAATTATTGGTAACGTTTGTAGTATTTCCTCTTTTAGAATTATTATCATCTAAATCTTTTAACTTCTTTTGTAAATCCAAGAGTTTATCTGTTGCGTCTGCTACGTTTTTAATTAACTGCCCAACAACTTCATATGCTCGTGGTTGACCACCATCTATTGCCAGTTCTAAAGCACTATCTAATGCTTCTTGACCCTTTTCTATAATTGAATATAAGTTACCTCTTGTATACTCATAATCTTTAGTCACATCAAAATCATCACTTTTTACATCTTTTGATATTTGAGTTGTTTCTTTTTTGATAATCTTTGATTCTACATCAAAAGTATCATTTAAGTCTTCAAATTTGTCCTTCATAGATATCATCCATTAAATCCAAAATCATCACCAGCTATAATTAACGCATTATCTGCCGTAGTAATTAAAGCAACTGGACTGCCACCAACGTGCTCTACATTATTTGTTTTATATGCTCCCCTATCAACATATAATGTATTATCTTCTTTAGAATTTACATATAATGTTTCATCATCTATAGTAATATATGATTTTGCAGGAATATTGCTTGCATCATTAACAACAATAACAGAAATATTATCTGCAATGTCAGTTGCTAAGTTTGTAACTATATTACCACTGTAACTCTTTGTTGCTATTGGTTCTTTATAAATTAAACCTCTTGTTGCTGTAGTACTGTACTCTCCACCAGCAAGACCAATAGAAACTTTTTTGATAATATCTTTTGAGGAATCTGGAACTGGTCCAAACAAGTAAGTTTTAGCTACAAATTTTAATGTGTAGATAAGTACACGCCTTGAAGTATAATCACCATCATAATTATCTTGAAAAGATACTGATTCTAAATTTATAGGTATATCTCTCTTTTCACCGATAGTTTCTACAAGGTCAATACTCAATGTAAAATTTGGTTGGAAGTATGGCAAAATTTGTTCAATTATTTGTAACGCATCATCATTCAAAAGTGTCATGATGGACAGTTCAAAATCCATATTGTATGGAACTGGGAAATACATTTTACGTATTTCCTTGCCATCGGATTTTAAACTAGTTGTAAATGCTTGTGTAGCTGCCAGTTTTCTAGAATTGTCATATGATATTCCAGTAAACTCAAATGACATTCTTGGCAAACTAATTTGAACTGGTTTGTTCAAATCTGGTTCTTGTTCAATTCTTGCCAAAAACTTTTGAGTTGGACCATAAGCAAGAGGAACCTGAATAATCTCCGCTGGTTCACTTCCTTCTCTTTTAATTGTTATATTATTAAATAGTGTCCCAAAAGCTATAACAGTCTTTCTAAAAATTTGGTGATAAAAATGATCAAACATTGTTTATAGTTCTCCTTTAGGGAATCCCAAATGGATTTGTTTCGCTGAAATCTATGATGTTATCTGCTTCTATCTGAATTGTCTGATTTTGAGCAAATGTATCTTCGGGAATATCATGTTTATTTAGAAGTGTAATTGCGTAAGCAGCTCCACTAGATTGTCCAATCAGTGCTTCACCCTGAATAAAATCACCTAATATATTTCCAAGTTTTAATTCTTGGTTGACAGAATCCCAAGATTTTACCTTTCCTCTTGAACTACTTGCAGCACCTATAACAACCTCATTAAACAAATAAGTTCCATATCCAACAGTTTGTTGAGGTCCTGCAATAATAATTTGTGGAGTATCTTCATAGTATCCACCAGCATCTTCAAGTATAATAGCGGTAACACTTCCAGCAGTAGACACAACAGCTTTACCAACAGCATTAATTGTTGTGCTTCCTATACCAGACTTTACAAAAGTTACTGTTGGTATTCCAATATATCCACTACCACCGCTAGTAACAGTAATAATACCAACTGCTCTAGATGATATACTTGCGGTAGCATATGCTCCACTTCCACCACCACCAATAAATGTTACTCTTGGTGCGATGGTGTATCCATATCCAGGGTTAGAAACATTTACTGCTTGAACCCTAGATGTATCTGGACTTGTATCACAAAAATCAACAATACCCTTAATCATTGATGCTATACCAACTGCAGTTTGACCTCCAGATGGAGCTGAAGTAATTGCAACTCTTGGTATTGATGTGTATCCAGATCCTCTTCTGGATACTATGATTCTTCTTACAGACCCATCTCTAAGGCTTGTAATAGCAGTTGCTGTAGATCCAAGTCCAACCATATTGAAGGTTTGGATGTAACCCTCTTCTTTTAAATTATCGTCTATTTCTAGAATTCCAGTATCAACATCATCATCATTGTATGCATATAGTTCACATCTTAATTCGTAAACATAATTCTTTTGAAGTTGATAAAATGGTTTTTCATGTTCAACATATTTAATTTCAAATAATCTATCTCCTAAGGGAAAATATATTAAATCTCCTTCTTTCGGTCTACTCGTTAATTTTGTTTTATCTCTTGTTTCTATAAAAGGTCTAACCGCAGTTTCATATCTCTCTTGAGATATTACTAAAGTTAAATCATCTAACTCCTGAACTCCAAACTTAGATAGCAATGTCCCTGCACCACTATACCCATCATATGTGTCAACATATGCTTCTATTGGTATGGCATCCCTAAAAGAAGATCTGGTCACCTCTTCCATTATAGTTTTTTCGTTTACAAATATTCTAGGAATATAATAAATTTCAACACCAAACATTTTTAAATGTTCGTTTACTAAATCTTGGATTAAATTTTGTTCCCCAGAAGATCCATGTAAAAAGAAAGGGTTTAATACCATATTATTATCCTATCATGTCTAGTGGTGGGAGTTCATAAGTAGATGACATCTTACCAATAATTTCATTTAATTCCTTTTCACCATCATCATAAATTTGTCTTCCATTTAATTCAACACCTCCAGGAAGTTTAACTCCTTGGAATTTAATTAAATTTTGACCCCACTGCTTTTTAATTAAAGCTGTTAAATAAGGTTTTAAAAATGAATCATTCCAAATTCTTGGTGATTCTGCTGGATCTAGAAGACGATAGCAATCAATCACTAAATATTGACCAGGTGATAATGAAGACCAATCTATATCAAGATAAAGTCTATCTTGTCTTTGATTGAATCTAATTTGTTTTTGAGTTGTTAAAAGAAAATCAATATCTTCCAAATATCTTTTAACCATAGAATATGTTAAAAGTTCTACAGATCCCCAGTAGTAAATGTCATTTAAAAATAATTGATACTTAATACTAAACATTCCACTAGATATTGAATTTGACCCCTCAAAAGTGAGTACTTTATTTACACCTATAATATGTGAAGGTATTTGAATATAATTGCTAGATTCAAAATATGTGAATGTAGTTGCTGTTCCTACAATATTTGTAGTTGCTGTTGTTGTAGCAACTCCAACACCCCCAGGTTTTGCTCTTCCCCTGTCAATATCTGCTTGTGTTACTTGATACTTCAAATAAGTTTGAGTGACACCATCAAAATGGCGCTCATTAAACATCTGCAGGGCATCATCTACAAGGTCTTCAATTTGTTCATCAGCAACGTTTATTTCAAGAACAGGATAACCAAGTTTTCTTTTACAATAATCTATTAGTTGTTGTCTGGATGCTGGTTGCGCCATTTTTAATACCTACTGGTTCTTTAATACTTCTTTCAATAAATCTTTAATTTCTCCAATATCATTTTTTAGAGAGAATAGATCTGATTCAATTTGATCTATTCTCTTTTTATCTAAAATTTTTGAAGTTTTTAATGATTTATAAGTATCGTATGCTTTTTTGTCAGTGTTGATAATCGCATTACTGCGATTATCTCTAACTAAATTTGAGTGACCATCGACCTTTATGTGGTAATCTTTATTCATTTTATGCTAAAGCAAGAACTCTCAGATCTTTGATTCTTGGTGGATATGCTTGATTTGTAGATGATCCAATAATTTTAATTGTAAAGTATCTAAACTCTGGTAAACTATCAATACTAAATTCATATTCTTTATATTCCAATTTAGAGGAATCTGCCGATAAAACATCACTCTTTGGAACATTTTTGTCAGGTCTTCCACTATTTTGGTTTTTGTCAATAATGTTACCATTTACATCTAGGTTGTCATAACCAGGGAATGGATAATATATAAACTCAGTTGATGGATCATTACTAATTGCATAAAATACTCTTACATCATTATAGGTATTAATGTAACCAGCAAATATAACTTTTATAGATGTGGCTGCATTTTCCAATTCAATTGGTTGGTTTGCATATATGAAAGAATTTGGATCATCAATTAATGAAGATACTCTAGGATCATTAATGTAATCAGTTACTGGATTATCAACTCTATTTGTGGTCAGTACGATACCAACACGATCTAAATCAATTACTGGAGAAATTTTAGAGTTAGATGTAGATAATGTAAGTGTCATCTCCATAGATTTATTTGCAGGAAGACTAGTTGTTTGCTGCAATTCATTAACTCTAGATGCAATAATTCTTGGTTCTGGTAAGTATGTATTTTCATTCAAATTGATTGGGGTAGATTCTGTTTCTAAGAAAGAAGTTTCGCTACCATCAACACTTGTGCCAGTAATTCCTTTTAAAGATGCTTTAATAGAAGTTCCTGGTAATGCCATTGTTTGAACTATTGGATTAACAGTTTCATATTGAATATTCTGTGTTGCTTGTACTGCATCTCCACCTGTTGACTTCGATGAATTAATATACAGTTTAGGGAATCCAAGTCCACTATTTCTATCAACACCGTTTTCAGCGGTATTGATTCTAATATAATAACTATCAAGTTCAATTGGTCTTGCAACCAAAGCATCTTGTAAATAGTGCAATCTATTAATTCTTCTTAAAGAAATTCCATTATTTTCATATTTTTGAATGCTAGTCCTAGTTGGATATGAATATGCACCAGAACCATCTACCGATCTTGTAATTCCTATGAGTTGACCATTTTGAACGCCAGTATATGAAATAATCTCATTATCAAGAAGCGCATATCCTGGATTTGTTGCTCCAACCGATACATTTTCAAAAGTTGCAAATCCTGAAGTATTTGCAATACTAATAGGACCAGAATCAGAGTTTCCATAATCTCCAGTTAGTGTAGTTGGTTTACTATCACCTTTTACACCACTAATTTTAACAACATTGGTTGTTGAGTGCATTCCATGATTTTTATGATTAACTTTAATATGAAGACCATCTTCAGATAAAGATGCTTGGTCAAAATCACTTACAATTGAATTTGATCCACTAGCATTAAGTATTGTAGTAATACCAGTTGTTGAACTTACATATTGTAATGGTTTAGATGCGTTTATCTCAAAATCACCTTGAACATTGTCAAGTATTAATTGATTTACTCCAACAATACTAGAAAGTGATAATTGAAGGTTTTTGCCAAGAGAATCATTGCCAATAGATGATACAGTTAATACATCTCCAACTTGATACCCAAATCCACCATTTCTAATAGTTGCTGCAACAGCAACTCCATTTACACCACCCGCTTGACCTATAGTGATATCTGCAGTTGCATTCTTTCCATTTCCACTAAATGAAATTAATGGTACATCATTAAAAGTAAATGAAGTTCCATTAGATGGAGTATATCCAATTCCAGAATTTACAATTGTTAAAGAACCACTTGCAGATCCACCCGCACCAACATAATCTCCACGAACATTATTATTTTGTTGGATTATAGTGTTACCGACAACAATCGATGAAGTATTAATAATATTGTCTGTAGTAATAATTATTTTTTTAGCATCAAATTCAAGAGGGTCTCTTACTAAAGTTGCTATTTGCCTATTGCCAGTGTTTAATTCTGGATTATAGAATGACACCGATCCAGATTCGGATAAAAATCCAGCAGAATATAAATTAAATTTCAAATCTTCGTACTGACTTGGTGACCAGTTTGAACCATTTTGTGATTTAAATAGAGATCCAAGATATGGTTGTGCTGAAACAACAACCTGTCTAGATTCTGGTTGTAATAATGTAGTAATATCAGTTTCACCCATTCTAGAAATCCATACAGTATATTCATTTGAATTTGAAAGAAGGACTACTGCATGATCAGTATTTGGATGTAAGTATACTGGTGCTGGGAAAGTAACTTTAGTTGGTTGAGTTGCATCAGAAGTTTCAATTATATCTGCAGATTCTACAATTGCTTCTCCAAATGGATAAATTTGTTCTGAAGGAATTCCTTTTTCCATTGGACGCAATTGTACTGTTACTGGTAGTAATGGATCCTTTGTCCTAAAGAATATTTCTATTGAAGTAATAAATGCACCACCATCATCAGTAATTGTAAATGATTGTGCTAAAGGATCTTTTCCGCCTCGACGGGGTGCAGGTGCTGGTTGAGGTCGTGGCTGCGGCGCTGGTTGAGGAGCTGGTTGCGGCGCTGGTGCTGGTCTTGGTGCTGGTGCTGGACCAGGAGCAGTTGGTACTGGTCTTGGTGATGGGTTTGATGGAGGCGGTGGTGGTGGAGGAGGAGGAGGTAATGGTGTCGAACTAGTTGTAGTGGAGTTTGTTACTGTAGTAGTTGATTGTACATCAACTGCAGGTCTTGATTCACTAGTAGCAACTACGTCATATCTTGGTTTTCTAGTAGATCTAATAGTCTCTTGCATGTTATTGATAGTTCCAGATGCAAAGTAAGACTCCTCTCCAGAACTTGAAGTTAGTCCTCCAACCTGACTATTTGATATTTGAGTTGTCAATCTAAAGACCTTGGTTCCAACCTCAAATGATGGATTTGAGGGTAGATTTGGATCTGGTATAAAGAATGAACCTATTACAGTTCCAACGTTATCGCTAAACAATCTGACATCAATAACTTCTGCTTCTGCAGAAGCACTTCTTAATCTCATTCCAGTTCTAATAAAACCAGAATATAAAGATTGATTACTTTCTGCTAACGATCTTGTATCTACATTTAGAATAATACTAGAGCTAGAATAATTTTCTGGTATTATATAATCTTCATCATATGGACTTGTAGCATATACATCTGTTGGATTTGTTATTGGTCCATACTTATGATTTGATTTTGCAACTCTGAATGATATTCTTGGTGTAGAACCAGTCGTTACGGTTGTAGAACCAGTAGTCATTGTTCCAGTTACAAGTTCTCCAACTGCGAAAGATCCACTAATCATTCTAATTTCAATTAATTTTGGAATTATGAACGAATTCATATCCGTTCCATCAAAAAATCCATACAGTCTTGAATATGGTCTAAATTTTCTACCAGTAAATTCAACGTTTCTCGACCTCATGAATGGAATAATTGATGTACTTACAACTCGGTCTCCTTCGTTTGTAGTTTCCACTTGTTCAGAAACTCTAAGTTGAGTACCGCTTCTATTTTCAGTTCCAGTTCTTGTAGTTGTGGTAACAGTAGTTGTTTGCAACTGGTTTGTTGTTACTAAAGCACTTCCAGTGTTTTGTGTGCTTGTAGATGTTACAACAGTATTTGCGGTTGATGATGTGCTAGATCCAGTCCAAGTTGCTTGCCATGCCCCCCAACGAACTGGACCTAAACCAGTTTGCTGATCATACCCAGCATATTCCAATTGAAGTCTTGTTTGAGTATAATCATCTACGTTTATTCTAAGTGGTTGTAATCTAACTTGATCTACCCAAATATCTGAAGATGGGAATAGTACAATATTACCACTATAAGTAACAACCAAATAGGGAGTTACATTTTCCACTCTAGTTGCAAATGGTTGTGCAAATTGCAAATATTCACCATAATCTAATGTTATTAACTGACCTGTCCTTCTAATATTTGAACCAATAATATCAGTTACAAATGCAGAATCTGCAGTTGGACTTGCTGTTGTACCAATTCCAAGGAGAGATCTAGATCCCAATAACAGGTCAACAGATGTTGTGAAGTGAGAAGGTCTCAATTCAAGATTTTCTGGGTCAATACTATTAGTAACTTTTCCTAATTTTAACTGCGATTTTGTATTACTAAAATTGTCAACATAAATTCCACTCTTAAATCTGGTCAAACCATTTTCATCTGGAATGAATAGAGATTCAGTTTTAGATTCCAATAAGGATAATGCAGTATAATACTCCAGATTTTTAATCCTATCCTCTAGTAGAGAGATATCTTGCATTCGATATCTCTTATAGCTGTTTAATGAAATTTGTACGTTTTCTGTGTTACAAATATATGGCGGTAAGTTTATAGTTGCAACTTCTAAACAATCTTCTAATGGAATCGGTGGAAGTGGTGTTTCTGATGGAACACCTTTTATTAGTTGAAATCCTCCATCTATTTTTAGATATAGTTTATCAATTCTTGGTAGATAATGTGAATATGTCAGAATAATTGATTCGTCAGAAGCTAATATATTTTTTGCAGAGTTTGTACCATCAGAAAAACTACGAGATGAAAATTCAAATGGAGAGTAGTTTGTTGAATCCGAATTAAATCTACGAACTCTTGGCCTAATGTCTAAAATATCTGTAAGTTTATCGTTATTTTTTATTAATGGCAACTCACAATAGTTGAATTGATTATAAGATGATGCAGTGGTTATATCTCCTTCTGTAGAATCACTGTAAGATGCTGATTCATATATAATTCTTAATTTTCTTCTTGGATCTTTAGAATTTGCTTTTCTAACTAATCTAGAATAATCACAAATAGTTTCTCTTTGACCAGAATCCAAATTAAATCTATCAATAATATTTTCATCCCCAGGATCAAAATCATTTATAGTTCCACTTATTCCACTAGTTTCTGATCTTACAGACTCTCCAATTTCAAATCTAAGATCATTTAAGTAAACTAATCCTATAGTAGAAGTTGCAGTTTTTTCTACATATATTGCTGCTGCCCCACTAGAAGAACCAACTATCTCTTCACCAATAATAAAGTCATCAACTTTTCCAGTAGGACCATCTAAGTTAAAAAGACTAATAGTTGGTAGCGTTGGATTGTTAGTATCATTTGCTTCATAAACTGCATAAACTTTAGTTACATCTGGTTCTAACAAACAAATTTCTTTATCTTGAACCCTTAATCCATAACCATAAGAACCATATGTTAATCCATCATCTAAAGTGGTAGAACCAATACCAGATGCAGATAATTTGGATTTATTGACAATTATAGAATTTGTTTTATTTAAAGATTTTACTTTATTTGTTACATTTATCTTCTTCATTGTTGCAATTAGTCTTGCAGACCCTGCAACATTTAATCCAAAAATTCTTAATTCTTTACCACCATTAGAAAATCTAAATTTGTCTTCGGTTAATTCTTCAAATCCTCCAGTTGAATTAATTAAAACATATCTTTCTTCGTCAAATGGTAAAAAGGATTCATCAGTTCCTGCTTGAATTGTATTAGTTGCATTTGCAGTAATGATGACATTAAATTCCTTTTTAATTGAGAGATTGGACTTTGTTAAGTCAACAGAAGCAATAAATTTCTTTGGTAGTGGTGTATATAATGTATTATCTGTTGATGATCTTAAAGACGTACCAAGGATTTCAAAATCTGTTGGGGCAATACTTGATGTTGGGAGACCACCATCATTAATATTTGTAACTGTAGTAATGCCAACAATAGTAATATTATTGCGATCAATAATACTAGATACTTTTGCATATGTTTTTACGCTAGTATTAGTTAATAATGTATTAGTAAAAGCAACTAGATCTCCAGTCTTTACAATTGCGCGAAAATCTATACGGTTGTTAGTTACCGTTGAAATTCCTGGTGCAGTTCCAGATTTTGGAGAAATTGTGACGGATCCTACGGTAAGAACAGTAGAAACTTTTGTATCTCCATTAAAAGTTTGACCAGTTCCTACAGAACTATAAAGCGATTTTACATCGGATATTTTATATTCAATTGGATTTGTAATAATTCTATTACTATCAATTCCATTAAAAATTAATTTTTCTCCTTTGATAAAAGAACCTTTAGTTCCATAGGCGGTTACAATTCCAGTTGTTGTATTAAATCTTAAATGCCCAGAAGCGCCACTAGATTTACCTTCAATGTAAGTTGGCGCAGTTAGTGTGATTGCTTCATTTAGAGTTAATTCAGTGTATGTTTGTATATCATACATTGAAATATCCCACTCATTAAGTACACCAGCAACAGAAGAATATGATCCAGATTCTAGAGCATAATCATAAACTCTAGCAATACCAATTTCTTTTCCAGATTCGGTTGTTGATGTAACTCCTATTCTAGAATCTCTCAAACTAATAATAGAAGATGTACTAAACCCAATTCTAGGAGCGCCAATTACTCTATTCAATGATAAAGTTGGTCCAGTATAATAATTTACTGCTTGATCTTCTAGTTTTTTAGTTGTTCTTGTTTTTTCAAAATCTAAGTAATGAACTGTTCTTGAATCTACTTCAAAACCTCTAATAAAAGCTTTTCCTGGAGATATTTTATAAGTTCCTAAATCATCACTGGGTACATTATTATTGTAAGTTAGTTGTCCCTTTAAAAATATACCATTATTTCCTTTGCGGTCATTTAAAGATTCTCTAGCATGAATGGTAAAGGGCTTTACGTAAAAATTACCAGATTCATTAAAAGTTCTTCTCGCAAGTTCTTCAGCTAACTCATTATATTTTACTTTATCCTCAATATGTTGAATGTTACCATCTCTAACAACTAACAATTCAACGAAATTTTCATTCTTATCAGATTCTAATGGTTTCTTAGTTAAAACTGCTGTTATTTTTAATCTATCTGCTCCTGGAGCTGCATAGTTATTAAAACCTTTAGCATTATCCGTTAAACTTGAATCGAATCCAGATGTAATTATATCTTCAAAAATTTCCAATCCCACTCTATAAGTTGGAAATTGATTGTGTGCATCTAAAATTAAAGTCTGAGCATCAACTTTTACAAAAGTTCCTCTTAAATAATAAACGCCCTCAGATAAAAATACTGCAGAACCTATAGATGTCGAATTAGTTGCTGCAGTTATAGCAAATCCCTGTCCAGACTGAAAGTTTATAACAGAAGATGATAAGTTAGATTCTAGTGTTAATGTTTCGTTATCATCAAAAACTTCTTTTCCATTAATACCTGTAGAAACATAACTTACAAATAATGTATAGTAACCTCTTTGAGAATACTCTGGACCTACGCTAAAAACAATTTTTGCTTTTACGTTTGAATTTTGACCTCTTATATAAACATTTACTAAATCTGCAGCATAACTTGAAATTGGCACACCAAGATAATCATTTTCTATTTCTACAGCAAAAATGGTATTATTATAGTTAATTTGACCTGGAATTACAACAGATCCTTCTTTAAATAGGTGTGTACCTAGTTGTTCAATTTGATTTTGCAGAATTGACTGTAAAGATGTTAATTCTCTAGATTGAATTGGCAATCCAGGTTTAAACAATACTTTATAAAACCCCTTATTAGGATCAAAGTCATCAAAATATGGAGATACGTTTAAATTAGTTTCCTGTGGCATAATTTGTTAAAACTGCAAAATAACTTTGATATCTTCTCTTTGATTTACCGATCTAGTAATAGATGGTCTATTATCTACATATAGGACTGTACCAGAATATTTTTGAACTTCTGGTGATGCTATTCCTTTGATAAACGTTTGTCCTAAGTAGTATGTTTTATTATTTATGACAGTACTGATACCAGGAGTATTGTCTGATCCAAATCCATCATCAATATATAAGTCCTTTGATCCTCCCACAATTCTTAAAGATCCTCCAGTAGTTGGAGTTGCTGTAAATGGATTTAACTTAAATCCATAGGTTGGATTTAGTCTTTGAGTTCCATCAGTATTAAACCCAACAAGAGATCTATCTTGCCAATATTTTAACACTCCAGTTTGGGCATCATAAGAAATTACTCGTGCAATTGCTGTTGCACCAGTTCCAACTGTTTGGGTTATATAAGAATTTTCTAAGAATGTGGTTGATCTATAGTCATCGACATTTGGAGCTAGTCCTTTCAATTTTAAAGCATACACTGCACTTACCCTATCTTCCGTAATTACAGTTGTTGATTCAAATGCCTCTGGATTTTCTACAATACCAATTCTAGCGATTGATGTTCCTGTAACAAAATCTGGGTTTTGTTCGTCATTTTCAATTCTAGAATATATTAATACGTTAGTTGCACCAAGTTCTTTATAAACATCATATCCATGACCACCAGGAGGTGGTATTATAACATCGAATACTGGAGTTAAAGAACCAGTTGGGACGTTACCTCCAATTAAATCAACACTTGCGTAAGTATATCCACTTCCACCATTTGATATAGTTACAGATTCAACTTTTGCATCATTATTAACAACTATAGTACATTCTGCACCATTACCATCTCCTTTGATCGGAACTCTAGTATATGTTGTATTTGGTGGTCCGACTAAGTATCCCCTATTTTTTATAGTTACAGTTTTTAACTGTCCACTAGTTTCAGCATTATTTCTTACTGGAACATAATCAGCATTTGTTTCCCAATCAACTGGAAGTGGGATAAAATTCAAAGAATCGAATTTAATTACATCACTTGGACTGATAGTATAAAGGTATTTCCAAATATAACCATCACCACTAGTTCCAGCTGCTCTTGGTTCTAAATCTGTAAATTTTGGTTCATCAAGCGAAGGTCTTCCATTCGGGTTTTCTGGGTCAATTCCATTATTTAAACAAATATAAACTCTAAATTCACTATTAACTACAAAATAATTGGAAGAATATAAACTTGTTTTATTTGAAGGTTTGGATAAATTATTTCTATTTACATCATGGCGATACATATCATAAATTGTTGCAGATGCCCACAATATTTTTCTCACAACAGGTCTAATATCGTCAGCAGCAATTTTTTTCAATGCAATCATTGTATCCCAATAAAAATTGGTATCATCAAAACAATCTCTTGGAGATGGTGGAGTGGTATTCCAATTCGATTGGACTTCCGTTGCATTTGGTAATCCAATGAATGTATAATATGAATTAGATGGGTCTCTAATTTTATCAATAAAACTCCTTGCGTTCTTAACCCTCAACAAATCAGTTATAATTGCTGCCATTTTAGGAAATAAACTTCTATATCTTTTATTTATTAGCTAATGTAACCCAAATATTTTAATGGGTTCTTTCTTCTTATAATTGGGTTTGTTCCAATACCAGATTGTTTAGTTCCATGCTGAGCGGAAAACTCTTGTGGAGTTATTCTTGTTGGCATATTTATTTTACCCCAAGTATATTTACCGTAAAATGCCGTTGTTGCAAATCCAACAAGATTGTTTCCTGGATTATCTAGTAACTTCACTACAACTGTGGTCACAGTAGTGGCAATTCCAACTGTCGATGCTAATCCACTAATTCCTGCTGGTATTACCGATTGTTTAGTGTACCAGTTTACACATTCAAATGTCATATTAACAAATTGTGTAGAAATGCCTAATGTAGATCCATCCGACCTTAAAGAAGTTTGTGGAGATGTGCCGAAATTAGATTCAATTACGTTAAATAAGTATCCTGTTGCTATTCCAGTTACAGAAATATTTAAAGACTTTCTAATTCTAGAATCCATTGGAATAAACAGGTCTAGTTCTAATCCTAAACAAGTAGTTACACCAACACAAGAAGTTGTTGCAACCCCAACTATAATTCCATAGTCTCCTTCGTAATTTACTCTAATAACTTCCTCGACTCTTCTTTTTGGTGGTGCAATTAATACTGGTGGAGCTGCTATAGATGTTACTGTAAACTTCATTGGTGATTTTAATGCCCATTTTCTTGCAGTGGTAGCTAATCCAACATTATCATACGTGTCAACATATAAAATATCACCAACAGCATAATTTGTTCCTCCATCAGTAATTGATACTGAAGCAATATTGAAATTTAATGGACTAAGTTGAATATTTGCAGTTGCGTGTCTACCAATTCCAGATTGTGATTTTAATCTTGCATTATAGAATGTGTTGTTGTCGTTAGATATTGGTGGGAATCCAGAACCCTGTTGGTTTATTGTCAAAGATGCCAAAGGACCATAATAATAATTTGTTCCTCCTGTTCCTACACTTATAGAAGTTATTGTACCACCAGCACCAATTGTAGCACTTCCAGTAGCTTGAGTTCCATCACCATAGGGTTTTTGAATAACTATTTCTGGTGCAGTAGTATATCCATACCCAGGATTTGTAAGTATTAGATTTGCTATAGATCCACCAGACCCAACAACTGCTACTGCAGTAGCAGTATCTAAATTTTCTTGTGATATTATTTCAATAATAGATCTTTCTGTTAGAGGAATACCCTCAAAAGAGTCGTCAAATAGTGGTCTAATATTAGTTACAAATACATAAGTAGATCCAATTCCAACCGATTCTATAATATTTGTACTTGGATTTATAACTGGTTCATAATAAATTCTATCCTTACCAACAAATTTATTATCAATAATTTTATCTACTGTCTGTTTAAACCAACTAATAGGTCTTGAATACAATTCATCTAGGGTCACACCTTGACCACCATAGTTGTTCGTAACGATTTTATCTGCAGATACTACATCCATGACCAATCTTTGTTCTTCAGTAAATGTAGCATCAACATCACTATACAATTGAACATCATCACCAACTTTTACTGATGGTAAAACATCTACAGTTCTAACGTCTATAGATTGTGTTCCAGTATACATTAAAAGTTTTGCGGTATCGCCAGTTGTACTAAATCCAGCAACTAATCCTTTTGGTGCTTCTGTAAATCTAATAGTACTACCACCATTAAACTGATAACCCTCTCCAGGAGTTTGTAGAACATCATTTACAAATACAAGTAGGTTTGATTGTAAATTAATACCAGAATTTGCTTTTGCAAAGAAAGAAATACTTTGTCCATTCAATGTTAGTGGGAATAATCTTCTTCTCCCATTAAAAAATGCAGATATATTATCCAAAACTAAAAATTCGCCAACGTTCCATCCCGCAAATTTACTTTGATATGTTCTATCAATGGTTAGTTCAAATGGAATATATGAAGATATTCCAGCATAAGTTGGAATTCCAACTGTTCCTCCAATAGCAACAGTAAGTCTTTCTCCTGAACCATACCCATAACCAAAATTGTTAAGTTCAAAATTTAATATAGTCGAATCTAAACTAGGAACTAAGTCTACAGTAGCACCAGTACCAAACCCAATAACACCAGGACTGTATATTAAAGGTATATTTTGATATGATAGTGGACTATCAAATATAACTTCTACTGGTTTTCCAATTGTACCACATCTCTTATAAAAATGAGTGTATTGAGAAGTTCCAGTATTTACTATGAATGTGTAATCATCTACAATCTTTATAACTGAGGATCCGTTTGCGGCTAAATCTTGACCAGACGCTGAATTATTCTTTTGTCTAGGTAGAACTACTATTTCTTCAACGGTTCCTCCAGAATCGTAGAATGATTCTGCTGTAGTTACCCCAACATTAACTTCAAATTCAGTTAAGCTATTGATCTTGGTTACTGGTGTTCCGCAATATGCTGGATCTGTAATTCTTGGATGTGTAAGTATTCCAACCCCGCCATCATAAGAACATGTAAATGCTAGTCCAGTAAGCGCAATGTCAGATCCAACTCTCAATTTATGACCAAGAGTTAATATACCACCACTAATATAAAAATGTTGAATAGTAGATATGCCAGCATTAAATGTGAGTGTATATGAATCTGGTGCAGATAGGACACTGAATGTATCACCAAATGGAGATACCGTAGGATCTCCTGGGAATATGTCAGTATTAATACCAACTTGAATTACTCCACCACTTATATAACTTAAAGTGGTAGTTCCAATACCAATATTTGCAGTAAATGATGTAGTTGTTCCAACTGTACCGACAGTAAACATGTATCCACTAGAACCATCAGGGAATATTGTTGTTGTTACTCCAGATAATACTGATAGATCTCTAATCTTAAAGTTATCTCCAGATAATAAACCATGATTTCCATCTACAGTAATTGTAGAAATTCCTGTAGATTCATCATACACAAAATCATAAACAGCAAAGGTTTGACCATATCCAACACAAGTCATTGCTATGCCAGCAAGACTAAAACTTCTACCAATTGCAGTTTGAGATACTAGTTTGTGTGGTTGTGAAGTAGTAACTGTAGATAAACCCGTTGTGTTATCATAAACAAAACTTATTATTGATAATGTTGTTATTCCAACGGTACTTACCGTCATAATTCCAGTTATATTGTCATAGAATGCACTACTTACACCTAAAGGTGGATAATAATCACAAGTAAATGCTGCTCCAGCAATCACAATTTCATCTCCCAATAATAGATTATGTGGAGTTGATGTTGTGATTGTAGTAACTCCTGTTAATGAACTATAACCAACATTTGATATATTTCTTGGTACATAGAATACCTTTGGATTTGTAATTGCAACTCCTGTTACATGACCATCAACAACTGTTGCAATGCCAATATAACTGATATTTGCAGGTCCATAACTTGGAGTTTGAATACCAACTTTTACCGTTTGTAATCCAGATCTATATCCAGATCCAGAATTTCCTATAGAGATAAATGATATAGTTCCTGCAGCAGAAACTGTTGCTGTTCCACCAGCAGCAACAAGAGGTTGGTAACCGTAACCTTCTGTTGATCCAACACTAACAATAATTCCTCCTCTAGGAGTACTGTTAGCGTTTATATCATTAGTTATTGTTGGATCAGCAACGGGACCACTAAATCCAACTTGTAGTGCTCCTCCACCATCAATTAACTTATAATCTCCTGGAATATTTGTAAGTACGTTTCCAAGTCTTTGGGGTCCTTGGAATATATCATTAATTAATATAATTGTATTACTAGCAGTAATATTGTCGATATCATTTCCTTGATATTTTAATGTGAATGTTGTTGTAATGCCATTAAATTGTGGTGAAATATCATCAAAAACATAATTATTATCGTATGCTTTAATAAAGTTTGTTGTAAATCCTTGATTTAGGGATGATCTTAAAAATACTCTACCACTAAATCTAGAACTTGTTGTTAATCCAGTATAATCTATTTCATTTGCAGATGTTGCAGTTGTTCCAAAACCAACGGGAATACTTCCCCACATTGCTTCAGAAAAATGTATCTTATTGTTTAAAACATTATAATTACCAACCAATTTAGTAATTACTGTATTTGATGCGTGGGTGTTTTCTGTGGAACCCATCCAAGCTCTTTTTACATTTAATGTATTTGTACTTGCATCTACTGCAGAAACTAGAATAATTTCATCATCAATTTGAAGAAGATCCCCACTAAAAATAGAAGTAACACCTACAACATTAATATTTGTAGATCCAATTCCAATAGATGCTGAAGACGCTGTTGTATACGCTGTACCAACAATTGGAGATTGAATAGTACCATTAATGGTAATCAACATTCTATTATTAGGTGATATTGCTCTAATAATATGAGTGCTTCCTATCCCCACTCCTGTTATTCCCACTCCAATTGGATTAAATAACAATGCATTTGTTGCTGAAGTGGCAACTCTTACTTTTTGGTTATCTTGTTTAATAATTATAAATCTTGCTGGTAATCTGGATGTTGTGCCAATTCCAGGACCAAAGTCACTAGGAGAAATTTGAATTGCATTTGCAAAATCATTGTCTGGTGGAATATATTCTACCTCTTCTCCACTAACGAAGAAATGGTTTTTGAGATTTATAGATCCTTCTGCTTGTGATATAATTGTTGAATCACTACCATTAAAAATATTTTCAAAAATAGTTTGATTTTGGGTTTTTAATTCAAATCCCCTATTGACTCCATTAAATTGATCACTAAAATCATCTATAGCTAAAACTCTATTTCCAATGAATTCTTGATATTGTGCTAAGAAGGGTAAATTAAACAATATTTCATTAGATACTAAACTATTATTAACTTGAATACTTTTTTCCCTAGCAATATCAAAATCTTTTATAGAATTTAAATCAACAATTTGAGTTAGATCAGATATAGCAACTAATGCGTTTAAATCTTGACTAGTTGATAATCCTACTATTGATGGATCGTATGAATCAATTGTTAACTCACTGAATTTTTTAAATCCTGCAGTATGTGTTAAGTTACTAACCAAGGGATTCCATACTTGATATTCAATTGGAGATCTAACAGAATATGAAAAATACTGATAATAGTCATTATCATGAATTCTCTGGAAAGATTCATTCAATTTTCCAGTTTGTTTTAACCAACCTTTTTTGGTTATACTATTTGATGAGATTAAATATTTTGCTCGGATTCCATCAACAGAAGATATTAATCCTTTATTTTGCGACGATGCACCAATAATTAAATCATCAACCTTAAATATTCTCTTAGACCTTATTTTAAGAAACTCATTTCTTCTATCATATGATTGTACCACTCCAAAATTACCATCTTGAGCAACAATAGTTTCCCCAACTCTAAAAGAATCTTTTTCCAAATCGATGTCAAAGATTGGAAAATATGATTCTGGAGTTGCTGTTCCAAAAGACTCAAAATTATCAAATATTCCTGGTTCTTCATCTGGGTTTAAAAATCCAGTTAAATTGAATGTTATAGTTGGATTATCTCCACCAACATCAGGATTTGCAGATAAGATTCTGAATAATCTATAATCATATGCCGCAGAATTGTATCCCCTACCACCAAAGTTAGCATCAACATTGGTATTTTCAATAATAATTTTTTCACCAACAATAAAAGGATAATCTTGAGCACTTGAGAATGTCACAGCAAATGAAACTGTAACATTTAAAGTTCCAGGGTCAAATACAATATTATCAATTCTAACTCCATTTGGATTATTAATTGGTATAATTTTTGGAGTAACATTATACAGACCTGTAGTATTTCTAATAATCCGAACTTCTGTATCGCCAATGTCATATTCAAGAGAAACTTCAGTATTGACTCTTCCAGTAAATCCATCAACAACAGCTAATTGTGGAGCAACAAAATAATTAATTCCAGGATTTACTATTTGAATTCTCTTAAATTTTGACAGGGGTTCAATTTTATAAGTGTATGGTAAATTTGCAAGAGGTCTTAATGTCTTATCAGATGGATAATCAAATCCAATATCAGTAAGAACAACACTGTTAACTTTACCAATAGTAGTACTTCTTGGTAAAAATAGTGCTGCAGTTCCTAATCCACTAACAATTTGGGTGACATTTGGAAGACGAATATAATTTCTTCCCCCAGAATCGATAGTAACTTTTGCTACAGGTCCTATAGCAGTTTGGGACTGGGTTGTATAAGTGGATATACCCTCAGAAGAAGAATAACTATATTTTTCTGGTGTTACTTCTAATGAATATTTAAATGAGTTTGTAGTTATTCCTGAAATTGCCGTAATTCTATTATACTTACTATCAATAATAGACAGCTTATTTGGATTTAAAATATTAAATTTATCATTGATGATTTCAAGTTTTGATGACGTAGCACCAGAATATCTAATTGGAGATAATGTGTAGTATAAAGATGTTGGAACAGTATCATTTATGACAAGTTCAACCTTTGCGCCTGGTTCTCCAATTACTCCACTCTTTCTAACATTAAATGCACCCTTATTTAATGGGGAAGTATAGAATGGTTTTTGGAATTCTGGGTCAACAAATAAATCAAATTGGAATGCTGGAATAGAATTTGCAGATAAAGTTGGATCTGATAAGTCAAATAAAACAGTCGAGTTTTTTACAGCAAATAGTTCTGGGTTTACTGAAGACAATTCTCCAGCAGATTGTGTGCCAATATTTACAATTTGAATTGCATCATTTGAGGATATTCTATCATAATAAATGTGAGAAAGTAATACCGTATTGTCATCAGGGACAATAACATAATATAATTTAGAATTTATTAATCCACTAGATGGTGTTTGTGAATTGTATATTACTTTTTGACCAGTTCTAAATCCATGATTTGGAATAGTAATACTATTTCTGGATAAATTTATATCAGTATCTATAAATTGTTTTGGATTTGCTAATAACCTTCTATTAACATCATCATATTTTAAATAAATTGTAGATGTTATTCCAGAAATTACCTTTAAACTTACAACATCTCCATTTGATAATCCATGTTCCCTTTGAGTAACAACTGTTGCTGTTTTTTTATAAACATCTCCACGAATAGTTAATAATTCATCAGTTTTTATGCTGTGAACTTCTCCTGTACCGTAGTCATTAATTTTAAATAATTCTAGAATATCTGATCCAATTCCAACAAATCCACCTGTGCTTCCTATTCCAATTCTCTGTGTAGACACACCAATAAAATCATTATTGTATGCTGCAACATAAAGAACTTGATTATTAACTAATGGGGTAGTTGTTGTGCCATAAGAAACACTTACACCAGTATATCCATGTCCAACATTATAGTTAATTTTATCTCCAGTTTTAAATCCATGTTCTGGTACGTAAAAAGTATTAACTATAGTTTGGATACCTTTTTTTTCTGTTACTCCTGGATTGCTAAAAAATAATAGTCCAGATTTTTTCTCTGCTCTGGTTAGTGCAGATCCAGATGTTGAATAATAACTACTTGTTAATTGCCCAAGTTCAACTTGAGCTCCCCAAACATAAAATGTAGGAGCAGAATTTAAAGTTAATCCTTGAGTGCCAAAAGTACCAATCCTTACTCTATGGGATCCTGCTGCAGTTTGTGCAACCAGGGAATATCTTCTCCATTCATCTGTTAATGTTACTAGTTGAGAATAATATATTGATCCATCGTCCAAAATAATATAAACATTTTCTCCACCGTTTTGTCCTTTTAAAAATACGGAAAGAGTATTATAGTCTGATGATAAAGAAACAGGTTCATATTTTAAACCAAAAGCGTCCGAAGAACCAGTGGTAGACGCAAAAGAAACTTTAGCAACGTCATTTCCACCAACTGGAGAATTTATTGTAAAATATTCTACCGTTCCAGTTCCAATTCCTGATGTGTAATAATCCCAAGCTGTTGGAACTAATGAGGGTGGAATTGGATTTGAGTATAAAATTAAATTTTCGGAAGGAATAATTGCAGACTCTCTAGGATCGAAAAATACTTCTCTATTGAGTTTATATTCAGTTGATGTGCTAAATCCACTATTAAATGTTATTTTTCTACTTAATTCTATAAGTGAAGTACCAGAAGAATGTGCAGATCCAACAGAACCACCAAAAGATCTATAGACTCTCATTCTTGAGTCGTTTGGATGAATGCTTATGATTTTTATTTTCTCTGTTCCTATTCTATACACATCGTTTACTGATGTTACTGGGAACGCTAGATTTCCAGCAACATTAATATAAGTAACAATTCCAGTTTGAGCTGGTGTTTGTATATCAGAAGATAGTGTTAAAGTATTTGTAGATACTCCAATTGTATATGATGATGCAAAATCTGTAGAAAGGATATTTAAATTTTGAATAGAAATAATATCACCATTAATTAAAGAATGAGATGTGCTTGCAAATCCAACATATTTTCCAGGTGAACCGAAAGGAGTAAACTCAACTCCAGAAAGTTTACTAAAAGAATATGAAATTGTATCTACATCTCTTCCCTGTATTTCTGAAATTCTAGCATACGCACCAGATCCACCAGTACCTTGACTATTAAAAAATATATTATCCAACACTGAATAGTTGTCACCTGGGGCAATGATTTGAAGTTGATCTAATTGACCAGGACTTATACTTGTAACTTCTGTAAATCCTCGTGCAAATGTATCTGGTCTAATAAATCCTTGATATTTTGTTTTATCTAATAACAGTCCAAGAGAAGATGTATGTCTAATCCATCCAGAATTATAAACATCTACATAAGTTAAATTTGATAATTGATCAAAGTTGTACTCGATTACTTTTGAATTAAAAGTATTACCAATTACATAGGGAAACACTGGTTTTAAGTATCCATTGAAAGGACCAGAGGCTTCTTTTAAATTATTGAATGTTGAAAAATATGCATAAATTCCATTTGGAAACTCTGGTGTTTTACAATATCTGCCATTATGATCATCCAAATCACCATTATTTGTAAATTCATAATCTTCAACAAAATATCCTGGAGGAAATAATGCGGTTGATGGTCTATATGGTTTTAGTTTTAATTCATATCCAGAATTTAACCTAACAACTGCTCCACCTTCTTTATCCCTATATCCGTAAGGTCCATATATTGGATTTCCGTCATAAGCCCAACCAATAATTGGAGAATGATACTTTTCTGGATTATTGTCATTTTCAATATCTGCACGATAAACTCTATTTCCCACAATATCTAAGGAAGTTGCAAGAAGTTTTCTTCTTAATTCTCTAGCAGGATAACCATGAGTATACTGTAATCCACGGTCAGATGCCAGTGGAGTTGTGATTATGCCATCGTCTGGTTTTACTTGCTCAGATTCAAATAATCTTTCTATTTGATTTATTGTCCATGCAGTAATATTGGCTTGGAATTGTGCATTGCTTCCTGTTGATTTAATTCTAACACTAGTATCTACTTGGTTATATCCAAATCCACTTTCTATTATTCTTACATCAACTATTTTTTCATCAACAATAACTGGAGTTAAAATCGCACCAGAACCAGATCCTAAAACCTCTAGTAAAGGTGGAGAGTTATATCCAGAACCAGTATTATTAACAATTGCTCCAATAATTTTTCCTTGAGATGATACAATTACACTTATTTGTGCATTTTCTCCATTAATTAGTGAAATGTTTGGTTGTCTATTGTAATTTACAATACTTGGGTCTCCATAGTTATCTCCTTTCTCTTTTAAAGATACTGATACAATTTCTCCTGTAAAAACAGGTACAACTTTACATGTAAAATCTTGCCCAGCAAATGTTGTTACTCCAATCGGGGATTCTACTTTAATTGTAATTGGTTGATATTTTATGCTATGTTTTCCTGTTCCACCATCTGAAAAATCAATAAACCTTCTGTTAATATAATTAATATCACTAGTAACAGTGCTTCCAACTCCAACAGATTCGGATTTAGCAACTCTAAATTTATTTTTATCAATAGTTTTTATATAGTATTCTGTATTAGTTGTTAGACCAACAGGAAGAACTCCATCAGATTCAAATAAAATAATTTCTTTATCGCTATAACCATGATTGTTTATTTGAATATAGTTATCAAATGTATTTACCGATAATTCATCAAAAAATAATGTTTTATTAGTATATCCTTTACCACGATTTATAACTTCAATTGAAGAAATTACATTCTTTTTATTTGCAGTTGAAAATCTTTGTAAACCTTCTCCATAAGATCCAAAAGATACAGTATTAATACCAGCAATAGCATTGTCAAGAGTATTATGTAATTTAATTTCAGTTGGAGAAATAACTCTCACAAAATAAATTGCATCATCAACTAAATTACCAATTTTAGTTTGATTTTGAGAGTTGTAAATTACTTTCTCAAAGTCTCTAAATTTATGGTATGTAGTAAATCCAATTGTATTTGTTACTAGATTTACTTGATCATATAAACTTCCAGCATTAAATGTAACATTATAAACTATTTTTGATAGATTTGCTTTTGCCTCAGCACCAACTCCATTACCGCCAGAAATTGTTATTTTTGGTTCAGCAACATAATCAAAACCTTTATCCAAGATATTAACTCTTGATAATGATCCTACAACATTACAAACACCTTCGGCACCAGTACCAAAAATGGTATTTCCTACTCCAATATTATCTGAAATTACTAGGACTGGTGGATTGATTACATCATAATTTGAATCACCAGATGAAGAAACTACAATCTCTTGTATGGGACCAGAATAGATTGTATCAGAAGTTTTATAATTTAATATTTCAACACCATTTAAAAATTGACCTATTGTTCCTGGTTTTGTAATTCTATTTTCTACGATGTCATCATCAACTGGTGCTGAATACTTTCTAACTAAATCTTGTGATTGTATTCTTCTGCCTTGATATTTTAATAGTGATATTTTATTATTAAATACTGTTCCAAATACGTAAACAAATTGTCCACTTCTAATATTTGCCCTACTTGTAGCTAATCTGACCGTACTAGAATTGACTCTAAAGATAAAATATTGACCTTCAGAAATATTTAATCCAATATTGTTATTTCTAGAATAATATACAGCTTCTCCACTAATAAAAGAGTTAGATCCAATATTAATATCATATCCATCATACTGTCCAGTAAATGTTACTGATAGATCTTCAACAATAATTGGTGTATTATAATAATTTGGTAATGATGATGCTACAACATAGGTATCATCATCGTCAGTATATACATTTTGAACATCTGCAGAAATTATATTAATTTCAGGTTGATTATTACTAAGAGCTTTTGATACACCCTTTCTTATCGAATATTTTACAGAAGTTGTATTAATTCTTGTTGTTAAATTAACGTCAAATTCATACTTATTAGATACCGCTATAACAAAAATATTGTACTGATTCCCGTCACTACCTTTAATTGTCCCAATATCACCCAGGGTAAAAATATTAGGATCAAATGTTCTAATTCTATATTGAGCAGCGCCATTTAATTTTAATGCAACCTGAGTTATTTGCTCAATTTCATATTCTGGTGTTACATTGTTTATCCACGTAGTTCTTATTTGTTCAGTTGTATCTGCTCCCAAAGAAACAATTTCAATTTGGTCATCAACTTCATAATAATATGATGCATCACGATCAAATTCTAAGTCTCCAAGAACTCCAGTAATTTTTACCTTTATTTGTTCTCCAGAATTTGAAAGTGCATATGCATAATCAGGTGTTGAAATATCTTCATTCAATCCAATTGCAACTGGGGCAGAAAGTCCAAAAAACTGAGTGCTACTTTTTGATGAGTAATTAAACTGATACTCTACACCATTATCATTTACAACAAGAGTTCCAGAATTAGTAAAACTAAGGGTTGAGTCAACATCCAAATATGTTTGTCCAACTCCAACTGGATTGGTGATCTTAGTTTTTGGGTGTACAGTAAAATTAAAAGTTTCTAACTCGGGATTATAATCCAAACTTAATCTATAATATTCTTCTCCATCTTTAAATAATTGCTCAACATTGGTTATAGATCCAACTGCTTTTGGTATAACAGCAGTTTCATCTTGATATAATGTTCTATTTACTAAATCCTGTGGATCACCAGATAGTTGCTTAACAACCAAATCTCTAGTTACTCTGTAGTCTGCATCTGATGGTTGGATTAAAAAATCTCTAGGTTTTATAATCGAAACTGGAGAACCCCAAACAGATCTAAACAAAACATCGAATGAACTATTCGCCCCTTTTGAAGTATAAAAATCTTTTAATCTAGATACTAGAGTTTTTTCATTCAATTCTTCATAAAACTGAATATCTTCAAAACCAGGAGTATATTGTGCTTTAAATTTTTTATAAAGTTCAGCTAAAAATAGAGCATGTAAATTATATACAATTGTTCCAGAGGTATGAACATCTTCGACAGAGTATTCAAAATTTAGTGTGTCTGTATCTGATTGTGTATATGAAGTAATTCCAGTAAAGGATCTAATACAATTAAAAAATGTTGTATTATCTTTAGATTCATAAAGAAGCAATTCATTATCTATTTTTATAATTCCATTATTTGGAGGAAATCCATAAGTATCAGTTACTGAAATATCTGTGGGACCATATTCGATGTCTTGTGTTAATTCTGTATAATATGTTAATTCAGTAATATTATCAATTTTAGTATATTCATCTATATTGTTTAATATATCTGAAGGACCACCAGGAAATTCTAACGATTCATAATAATTTTTTAGAAATTCAACAAAGTCTGGGTAAGATTCTCTAACAAAACTTGGTAATTGGTCTGAAACTAAGTTTTTAATATTAACTCTGTTCTTCATATTTTTACAACCTTATGAATTCGCCGTTTAAGTAACTAGATGATACTATGTATTGTGATCCTGAGATGTCAATTCCAGACGAAATAACATCTGCAATCATACTAATATTTGATTTTGCATTATCTAATTGTAAGTACAAATCTTGCTTACCAATAACATCATTTGATTTTGGTATTGCAGAAAATTCAATAATATCGTCACCAAAAGATTTTTTAGATGTTTGTAAAATGTTCAAAGCATTAAGTCTAATTTCACCTTTAATATAATCAATGCTTCCTATATTTTTTCTTACAACTACTGGTTGATTAGATGCGTCAAGTTTGAATAAAAATACACTACCAAATCCTTCAGCATGAGGTAGATCTGACAAATAGACAGTTCCAGTAATTCCGTCAACTGAAAAACCACTTGTTTTAAAATTATAACCACTAGAATTTTTTATGTGAAATTCATTACCAAAACAAATCTCATATTCAGTAAATTGCTTCAATCTGACTTTTAAATCCCTTCTAATTTGAATTGTTGTAATATTTGAAGTTATTGCAAGTGCAGAATCATCTATTAACTTTAAAAATTTACTATATTTAAATCTAGAACCATATCTATTTAACTCATCAGATTTAGCAAATTTTTGCAGAGTATTTTGAACCTCATTCTTTAAGAAGTTTGGAGCACCTTGATTTGTGTTGTAATATACTTTTGAGTTATATTCAATGTACAAGTATTTTAAGTCTATAAATTCTGGAACAATTCCAGCTACAGCATATTTTCTTAATGTTACCTTTAAATTATCCTTAATGTTATTAGGTAAATATGAACCATTTTTTGGTTTTACTGTAATAAAAACTTTTCCATATTTTGGAGGATCCAATTCTTCTCCACCAAATACAGATACAGATTCTGTTTCTGGATATATTATTGGAATAAGGGATTCATAATCAGAAGCAGTAACTGCTCTATTTTGAGATGCATACACTCTCGGAGCTAATTTTTTAATTGATGCAATTGATTCTATATCTGCACCATATCCAGCAACCTCGATGACGCTCAATAGCGGTTCATCAAATGTTATTGGACTTCCATTATTATCAACTAATCTTCCAGCAAATGTAAAAGAAGAAACTCCATTTGATATTGCACCATTAGTAGAAACGTATTCTACTATAATATAATTGTTATCTTTTAATTTACTACCAAAAGATCCATCACCAAAAATTAATTCATATCTTTGATCTTCAATTTCATTTAAAAAGAATACATCATCAGTTGCTTTGATTGCCGTTAAATTATCTGCATACTTATAAATTCTGCTAATATTACTATTTTTATTCTCTCTAACAGTAACTCTAATTAAACTTGTATCTATATTTTGATTGTTTAGAATGTATCTTTGATTTTTATTTTGACTATCTACGGTAAAAGTATCTTGAATATATGACCCTTCATAGATATCAATTTTAGGAAAACTTGCTACTCCATTTGAGACTGGGACAGTAATATCATCTGGAATTGAATAAACATAATTTAAATTACTAAACGATGCATTAGAGGTTGCAACTATTCCTCTTTTTAGAGTTATGCTGATTGGGTTTGTAGCATATCCTGTCAAGTTTATAAAAAATGATACTTGCGCTCTGGACGCTCTTGTAGATCTTGGTAGATAACCTAAATTTCTAGCAAGAGATACTACGTTTTCTCTTAGTGTAGCACCATCTAAAAATACTTCATTAGTCAACATATTAGCATTATACGAGCTAATATAAGTGTTATATGCTAATGTGTCTAGTAAGATGCTAAAGTTTGATCCTTCAAAATCATAATCTGTAAATCTACCATCAGAACGTAAAAAACTCTTGATAGATTCTCTAATATCATTAAAATCTAGTGATGATACGTTAACTAATGACATTTATCTGGTTGGCAGTAATACGAATTCTAACTGTTGTGGTAGGGCATCAATTCCAACTATTAAATACTTAATTAAAACGCCCATTGCTCCCTCATCATAATCTGGGGTAACAATAACTTCAAGCAGATCAACTCTTGGCTCGTAGTTTTTTATGACCTCTGTTATTTGAGTGCTTAATGCATTAGCAGTAAAAACATCAATATTTTCAAATAATAAAGCAGATGTATTGGTTCCTATGTTGGGTTCAAAAAATTTTTCACCAACATTTGTCAAAACCAAATTTTGAACAGAACGAGCAATTGCAGTTTCATTTTTTAAAATGACTAAATCTCTCGTTAAGGGATTGGATCTTAACGAGAGACTTAAATCTCTAAAACCAACGCTGATGCGTTCTGCGGGCATTATTTTTTATATGATGATAACTTATTTATAGTGGTTTTTACCACTTGTGCCCCCAACTTGGTTCTGTTCCATAAGACCAATCATCATAGTCTTCATCATTACGAATCTTCTCATGAAGTTCATTTTGCACTTCAAAATCATGCTTTTTAGGTGTCTTATCGTCGTTAGCGATCTCCCTAAGCATTTTTTGTGGTTTTGGATTTGACCAATAATCAGTAACTAAGCTAGTTGTGCCCCAAGTAGACCTCATATAATCAGAGTCTCTATCGGGATTTGGATGAATTGCCATCTGTTGCTCCTTTTAAGGGTTAACAGAACTTTTTACGGGGTTGCTATCCCGTTAATCAACGTAAAAACCAGATCTTAAGTAACTCTCATCCTCAATATAGTTATAATTTTCACTGTTTACTGCTTCATCACCCTTCCAAACTGGAATTGCAACCGTATTTCCGTATCTAAAGTTGGGATTTATTCTAAAATGCACCTCAATTAGGTGATTTCCGATGAATTCACAGTTAATCCACTCATAGTTGCCAACTAAACTGTTTAAAATTTTGGGAAAAGGCACTTCTTGATCGAGTTTTTCCCATTTTTCCCATTTGTAAAGAGGATCAGTCGGGTCTTTTGTACCCAAAACGACTAATTCTGACTTTTTATCTCTAAAATCAACACTTATATGGTGTCCATGGAAGATTTCTGACCAAAATTCCGCTGGATGATAGTGTTCTGTATACTTATAAATGAAATCTTTACGGGCGTAACGACTCATTCCAAGTAAATTCATCATCGGGCGGACAATATAAAAGTCGGGTTTAGGAACATATGATCCAGTTGGACCAAATCCATAGAGTAAATGAATATCTGTATTATTTACCCTGTCCGCGATATCTTTTACCTGCTTTATTACGAGACGTTGCGGCGTACTTTGTATGTTTGCCTGTTCCTTGCCGAGTTTTTTTCGGTTTTGACTCAATAACAATTTTGTTTGTAAGAGACTTCCTAACTGCCATAATTATTCTTCAAATAAGGGTTCAAGTGAAATAAGATTGGGGTCGATATCTTCCCCCGAGAAAAAGCGTTCAGATAACTCTTGAAGAATCTCAGTGCAGTCTTCAAGAGTTAAATTTTGATATAACGCTCTGCCATTATAGCAGAGGTTATAAAGTTTCTCTGCCATCAGATTACGCGAGTCTTCTCATGTCCAACGCGAATCCGTGGGTCGCACCACGTTTCGATGCCTGCCTCTTTTGCATCAAGACAGAACGATACGTCTTCTCCACACATATCTTGTACTGCTCCAGATTCAAAGACTTGCATCTTAGGAGCAAACCAAGGATATTCAAGACGTTCAAAGACTCCTTTACGAATCATAACCCAACCAAAACCTGTGTAATCCACGGTGAATGGTTTGCGTCTCTTCGCCATTGATTCAACAGTCTCATGATTCATAACTCCACCGTTCTTACGGAAGTCATCCTCATCCAACCAGTGAGCAACTGAGGTAGTTACACCATCTTCAGTAGCATACCAACCAGCAACGATTTCTTTTTCTTCTTGTGGAATTCCATCTTTATCTGGTCCAGGTACTGCGAGATCACAGAGTTGCCAGAATTTTTCTGTGTTAAACACAATGTCATTATCAATCCAAAGTTGATAATCATACTCAAGTTTTCCATCCCAAGGCACTTGCTTAGGACCACGAAGAACGTTCGCACCAAGGCACTTGCAACGTGCAAAGTTTACCATGGAAGAATAATCTTGTGAGATTTGAATACTCATTCCGTTTTGTACAAGATCAAAGCAGAGTTGTACAAAGGACTTCAAAAATTGATAAGAACAACCACGTCCTGGGAGACAGAAGACAATCGTCTTGCCTCGCATCCTCTCTCTAATTGCATCATAATCCCACTGTTCCTTTGGTTGCGTTGGAGCAGTGGCTTTTACAGTGAATCCTTTTGCCATGTTAATTTAGTTTCTTCAGGTCAATTTTATCAGGGTTAAACCAGTTTGTCAATAAGAAGAATCTTGTAGAACATCTTTATTGACTTCCAATTCTATGTATTCTACTTCTGATTCTTTAGTTTTTGATTCCCATTCTTTTTTAAATTCGTCCTCGGATAGAACCGAAGCAATACAATGATTTTCCTTGTCGTAAACGTGGTAAATCTTATCCATAGTAATAGTCTGTATAGACACTTTATATATGTAACAATTATAACACATCTTGTAGGGTTTCTGCGACCTTTTTAAGCGGGAAAATTTTTCCAAAAATTTTTTTATATAAACGTTATATCACT